CTGTTAAAATGTTTATGGCTACTGTTTTAAAAGCTCAGAAAGAAAATTTAAAAATGCCGTCGTTAGAAAATGCGAAAGAAGCAGATTTGAGACAGATTTTTACAGAGCTTTCAGGTATAGACAGGACTCCTATTAAAAACTATGCGAACTCTGAAGTTAAGAAATTGAAAAGTAATATTGCTCTTGATAATCGTGAAGTAGAAGTGTTGGGAGCTGTTGAGGAATCGGTTGGTGACATAAAAACAGAAATTGAAAGATGTAAAATATCAATAACTGGCAAAGAAGTCTCATTATCTAATAATAAATCGTCATTGACTGATAAAAAAACTGAGCTTTCCGGCTATGAAAAAACCGTTCTAGAAAATAGCAATATAGATTCTCAGATATCAACTATCATGAGTGAGGCAACAAACCTTACTTCAGATAATGCATTACTCGACCACGAGCTACGGAATATAAGCCACAGCCTTAAAAATATCGATAGCACACGCTCTGAACTTGAAAACCTTAAAACTGTACAGGAAAGTCACGGTAATGCATCACGGGCTTATTTTGAGGCTCAGGGAGCATTTAACAAGAAGGTTGAGGACTGGCAGAGTGAAAAAGATATTGAAGATGAGAAGCTGGAAGTTATTAAAGGACAAGCGGAATCGATAAAAAAAGAAATCGATAAAAATGAAAACTTGAACATTGGATTTAAAAATGATGTAGAAAAAATGAAAACTTCGGTATCATTTCTGAATAAGCCATGTGAACACTGTAAGAAACTATCTACAACAGCCGAAAAAGAGATATCTGAGTTTAATAAAAATATAGAAATTTTGGCTAAAAATATTCTTTCTAATGGCAAGCTTATAGCCACTGGTGCTACAGATCTCCAAAATCTCCGCGACGATTATAAAATAATACAGGATTCAATTTTCCCAAAACCGGTTAAACCGGAAGGAATAGCAGAATTTAAAAAGTCAATGGATTTATTTAAGCCCGATCCTTCCAAAATTTCAGAACTGGAAACGATTATCAACGGTTTGAAATCTTCTGAAGACAGAAAAACAGAACTTGAAACATCAATAAATCAGAAAAATAATCGGATATCTGAAATATCAGAACAGGTTGAAACTTTAAAATCAGAGATTAAGCCGGTAGATATTAAAGAATACAATTCCATTAAACTGATTATTCAGACAATCGAAGGTCAAATCAACCTGGATTCATCTGAAATAGGCCGTTTAACCGCTGAAATTGAAGCTCTAAAGAAACAACTGCAGAAAAACATAGAGAGGGAAGAGAAAATCAAACTGTTGACTGACAGCCTCAATAAACAGCAAGCGGATTTAACTGAATGGGAGATAGTGGAATCTACTTTTAATTCTAAAGGAATTCCTGCTCTTGAGTTATCTTTACTTGCTCCGGCTATAAATCAGAAAGCAAATGAATTTTTATCTGATTATAATAACCGATTTTCTGTTGATATAATTACGCAGGATCTGGACAGTAAAAATCAGATAGCGGAAAAATTTGCTATAATGATTCATGATGCCAAAGGATTTGAACCTAAGAACTTACCTAATTTATCCGGTAGTCAGTCACTTTGGGGCATAAAAGCCATACAGGAAGCTATTAGTTATGTGAGATCTAAAAGATCAGGTAGAACATATTTGTGGAGTATTATCGATGAAGCCGATGGATCTTTGGATAAAGAGGCAATGATTGACTTCTATAATATGCTCATACAGGCTATGGATGGAAAGAGAAAATTGATATCTGTCAGTCATAGTGAAATAGCTGAAGGAATGGGATTGAATACCGTTAATGTAGAAGATTTTTTCATGGGAGGGGAATGATGAAAAAATTCAGCCAAACTCTATACGATTTTAATATAGAAGTAAATAAAGTTTGGGGTAACGCTAATTTCGGAAGTCTAACTAAAACTCAAGTAGTCAGGAACGGGATTTTAAAATGTGCTTCTGGATATTCTCAAGGTCACACTTCTGAAACCATTTTAATAGAATTAGGATTGATCACCAGTAAATACAAATTAACCAGAAAAGGTAAATTCTGGCTTTGGGAATTGTGGCACGATACGGATTTATAAAAAATAAATACTTGCATCTACTATTATAGTATGTTAATATAATAGTAGATCAATAAAGAGAGGTAATATATGGATATTAAAGGAAAATTCATGAAGGTCTGGGAAGTAAAAGAATCTAATGGATACACTAAACTTGACCTTGGAGACGGTAGAAAGGATAAAAATGGAGAAACCGAATATTGCACATGGTTTGACTGTCTGCTTTTGGGTTCAGCTTCGGAAAAAGAAATAGTAAAGGGTGACGTGATTGAAATTACATCCGGTCAGATTTTCCAGAGAAAATATAATGAGAAATGGTATATAGATGTTAAGATCTGGCATTTAACTGTTAGTGAGCAGGAGAATAAGCCAGAGCCGGAAAGTAAGCCATTCACACCGCCACCGCCATATGATAGTTGTGAATCTTTCGATGACTCGGACATTCCTTTTTAGCATTTAAGCCCTGTTTATTCAGGGCTGTGATAAAATATAGATTAGGAGAGATTAAATGAAAAAATTATTATTTATATTATTAACAATTTTATTCTTCAGCTGTGAACCGGCTTTAGAATATCTTCCAGATATGCCGGTAACAGATCCACCACCGGTAGAGGATGAGATAACTGTCGAGCCTGAAATAATTATATTTCAAAATATTTTCAAAATTTCCGGTTACAGTGGATCAGAAACAACGGCACTGGAATTATCAGATCCTATTATTGATTTTGACGGTACAGAATATAATATCGAGACGATGACTCCTGATGTAAACGGATTACCTGTTAAAACATCATATACAGATACCGAGAGAATTATATCGGTACAAATTACAATTGATAGTTACACGTCGTTTTATTTCATCAATAACAATATGATAGATATAAAAAATATTGATCCGCAAAATATGAATGGTGAAGAATTTCAGGAAATGTTAACTTTTATTTATCCGCCACCTGAGCCGGAAATACCGGAATACTCGGAGACTAGATATCATTTATCGGGACATGGTGGAGCTGTGAGCGATCAACTGATAGTTTCTGAGGATAGTATTATGATCGGTGGTATCGTCAATTTCTGGGAAGAAATGAATAAAGTTTATAGTGGCGACGTTAGGAAAATAATGATTGATATGCAGATAAATAGTAGTGATAGTTTTCTGTTTATCAATAATAATATGTATGAGTTTTTCGGTATTGATTTTACAGATATGAGTTTTGACGATTTGATTATTGCTGCTGATATTTTAAATCGGTATCCTGAAGAAACTATTCCTGATTTATGGAAGGATTATCCACAATGAAAAAGATTATAGAATTTATTAAATGGTTGTTTTCTGAAAGTGAAAATAATGGGACTTGTGAAGAATCACAGCAAGGTTTTGATTTGTTCAGTTGATTAATAGGGGCTTAACCGCCCCTCTTTTTATTGACTTATCATTGAATAATCAGTACTATTTATTTGCAAAGCAATTTATACGATATCTAAAGATGACACCTTGACCGGAATAATACTCCGGCCATTTTTTTTACTTCACTTCCATGCAATCCTTAACATGTTTCAACCATGCCTCATAACCGCTCATAACTTCAGCTTTAAAAACTTCATCAAGTTTGTTATCAGCAATAAACTGTTTCAAAGTCCTCGTGTAATTTGCTCTTAAAGTTCCAGGTGTTCTACTGTTGTAAAATTCCCTTGCTTTATCGGGGTTCTTTTCAGAGACTGACTTTAAGCAAAACTCAGTTATTACTTGTCTATGTTCTTCTCTACGCTCAGAATCCGAGTTTAACAGACAACCTAAAAAATTCATATATTCCAATAAATCCAATTCACCATTAGAATCTTTATCATGAAAAATGAGATATCCGCTATTAGCAAATAAATGAAACTGTAAAAAATCTACAATCAACCTGACATAGCAGATATCATTTTCAAGGTAGACTCTTTGATTTTCATATGATTCAAGGATTGGATTGTCTTCCTCATCTTTACCGATTTCTTGCAGTACTTGTGGATTTTCCAGATCGTAATCAGTGTCATTGATTGTAATAATATTTCCAGATATTGAGAAATCATCATGATTCTTTTTATTCATTGTTGGTATTGTTTTATATGTCATCTTATTGCCTCGGATATTTGATTTTTATTGAATGTTGCTTTTATTTTCATTTTAATAATCTCCCTGCGCTTCTAAGTGATAGATATTAGCTCCTGCTTGAGATGATGAGAGGCTCCATTTGTCAGTAAGTGGAGTTGGGCGTAGCTGAAATAAAAACCCACCTGTATCTGTTGTAAAAGATGCCTCTTTAACCGGTTCTATCAAAAACGGGATAGGAAAATTTCCAGTCCATGAAGTTGTTGTTGTTGACCCTGCTCCGGTTTGAATCATATAGCCATTTGAATGCTGTCTAATCCGTAAAGCGCTGAAATAATCAGCAGTAACCCCATTATCAAATTTCCACAATCCGCCACTAACGCCATACCCATGAGCACCACCAGTATTAGTAGTAATAAAAATATCATTCACATAAACACCATTACCACCGGCAATTGATCCGATACCAGAACCTACAGCGTAGAAATGAACATGCTGACCGATGAAATCAGATAAATCTAGCGCGTCAATATCTACATTCCCTAAACTGACATCCATCTCTACTACATTATTAGAAAATTTCGGAACAACCGGACCCGAGGCATCTATGAAATATCCATAGGTATCTGTTTCATTCCTCAACAATATCCATTTATCTTCTCCATTATCCCATTTAACAAAACAAGTACCGATTATATCCCCGGCAAGAGGTAAAGACAGATCTTTTCTGACAAGAGATTTAGCACTCAATCCCCACGGTGAAATTGTCACCGCAGTTCCAGTGTTGGGATCAGCTTTATTAAAGCAGACTACACCACCGTTGAAATGCGTATAGTCTCCGGGGGGTGTTAAGCCACTGCCTCCGGTTACAGGTGCAAGAGTAATTGTATTACCTGAACCACTATCAATCATCGAAGCAGCACCAATCGCATTTATGAAAATCGCTTTTGAGAACTGGTCTGTTATTCCAGCGCTTAATGTCTGGTTTGATTTAGTTATAACTTTTTCTATTTCTACATTTCTATCGTTATATTCAGCAGCTGGTAAAACTCCATTAGCTCCAGCCGTTGAATCGCTTTTACTCGGTATTTCTTGCATTTAAATACTCCTTATATTTGTATTGCTTCATATACCCAATAGCAAAAACTAGGTATAACATCGTCTAAAATTAAATCTAATAATTCAATAGTCGCATCCGGTACCGAAGGATCAAAAAAGTTTATTGCAAACGACATAGGGAAAAAGTTATTTGCAAAATCACCTATTACCGGAACTCCTATAATAAAAATGAAACTTCCAGAAGCCGCACCTACTCCAAACTCTACAGGAAATTCCATTGGAAAAACTGAACCAGTACCCTCAACTTGTGCAGTTCTGATATTAACTTCAATTCCTGTCAAGCATTCAATATAATGTTCAAATGTCGATTCAATTGGAACAATTCCATTATCTATATTATATACCGGAATCTTAGATTTTTTACACCTGACTGCTTCACGCCGTCCTTCAATGGTAGTTCTTCTGGGTATATGCTCTGGAATTCTTAAGGATGTTTCCCATTCTTCAAGTAATTCATTTGCCTGATTTATATCTCTATTTTTTACCAGTGTAAATAAATCACCGAAAAATAACTTAAAAACAGTTGATAAAACCAATATGAAATTATATATAATTGTATCTTTTACGTGACGCTTAGACCATAATCTTCCTTTTGGATAATGATCGGCTGCGTAATGTTCGGATTGAGTTTCATTTAATGGTTGAAATGATAAAATGGATTTATCCAAAGGTTACCTCTCCTCTCGTGTACAATTCCCCTGGAAGCTGAACTATATCACCTGGAGGTATATCATAGACATATGCTGTCAATATTTTTCCGGTATCAGGATCTTGAACCTGATCAAGGAATTTATTTATTGTTGTCAGTAAAATAGTACCGCCGAGGGTAGTTGTATTGTCCTGAAAAAATGCAGGAAGTTGATTATTGATGGCATTCTGCATTGTAATTGTATTCGGCGTAATCGACGTAAAATTAAAATCTTGGGTTTTTAAAGTAGCCGCAATAACGTATAAATGTTCATCCGGCACCATTGTCGGCCACACGCCATCAGCTATTAATTGCGCTTTCGTAGCGTCCAGAATCGCAGCACTAGGGATTATTGACGGATCATCATCCCTTACAATATAAATTACAGTTTCACCTACCCCTGGGATATATCCCGGTTGTCCAGGAGTTCCCGAAGCCGTGGCCGTTGCTCTCTGTATAAAAACTCTTGTATTTCCGGTAATAGATTTAGCTGAAAATACTTCCATTGGTGGTGTAGCAACACCGGGAGTTAAACTATTTGCGTCCATAACCCGTACTCTCAAGGCTTCGAAATCTTCTAAGTCTCTTCCGAGAACTAAACCACCGAATCCAACACTGACAAAACCAGTTAATCCAGTTTCATTTATAGTCATTAAAGAACCGGCTCCGGCGTTTTTATTTAATCCTGCTTCGACTGATTCAATCTGTAATAATGCATATTCACTGGAATAATTCCCGGTATCTACATTTAAAACTCCAGCTACCAACTCATAAGTAAAAGAGTTATCTGATAAAACTATTATTTCAAATGTACCGTTATATTCTGTCTGAACAGCGTCTGATATTGTCACCTCTAAACCTGTAGACAGTGTATGATTTATAGTTGTGACTACAGTTACTAAGCCAGAAGAAAAAGATAATGACAGTGATCCTGAATATGCTTGAACAACTGAGGCGATTGTATTTATATAAGAATTTCCGTTAAATGTTATAGGTGAATCGATATCAACTTCAGTTCCTAAAATCCCAGGTGCCGCCCCTTGACCGATTGCCTCTTGAGGTGAAAACCTCACTACGTTATTCGGTTCACCATGAAGTTCTAAAAAACCTTCATCGGCGGTTTGTGGAAAAGACTGATTAACAGCATCTTTAATGCCTTCCTGACATGACACCATCCCGGCGGCATTAGATACAATAGAAGCGTTTATAATTGAGGCTTTTATTGTCGGATCTATTCCGGGTAATGCTTTATATCCTTTCCCGATCATGAGATTAACAAAATCTGCAAATGATTTTAATTTAATTGCCACTTGTATTTCTCCATAGTCTATTATATCTACTCACATTATTTGCATCTACAATTATTTTACCATCAATTGTGTTACCTAGAAAAGCGGCTGTAATCTCTTTAGCAGCTCTGATTTTTACCAGATATTCCAGTGCGTTTTTTGCTTCAGCTGCAATTTCATTTTTATCTAACGGTGTATCTCTGGCCTGTTGTTTTAAATGTAATTTAGAGCCGATTTTATATCCTTCATTATATATATCTCCAATCCATCCCTGCCTATTCTGAGCGTCCGACCGTTCATCTCTGTTGGCGCGTTGATCAGTATCAAGCTGTACAGATACAACTGATTCAAAACCTTGAACTGTAGCAATGTCTCTTGTATCGGTGTCTATTTCAAAATCATATTGCCCTATATTTGATTGGACTGCTTTAATGTCTTGGATATTCATTTAATTTAATCCCTTTAAAGTTTCTGGACATATAAAATAAACTTTATATACGAAAAATCTAAACCATGGATATTTGACTCTCCATCCTGTAAAATAAAAAAGAGGTAAATTATATCTCCATGCTACGCATTTTTTAATAATCTTCATTTAATCCCCTTATCATCATTATAGCTCGGGAAGCTCTATTTTATCAATCTTTGCATCTGACATGTCTGCAGTAGATGGAATCGCGGGAGGTACTGGAGGCGTTCCACTAAATCCATGGACATGAGTTAAAAATGAATTAAAATCACTCTTCAGTTCATCAAATGCGGATTTCAGTTCAAGATATCGTACTGCAAAGTCGCCGCCCTCTGTATCCTCTATTTTAAAAGTAATTTTCCCTTCCCTAAAATACATCCTATTTTTTTCACTAGGTATTCCGAAACCTATTTCATTTTTATTTAATTCTTCACGGTTTTTTATATCAAAAGGAATAAATAAAAGAGATTCTTCATTTCCCTGATCAAGTAATATTCCTGAAGGTATATCTTCCTGTATATTTGCAAACATTCCATACGGAATATAAACTACTCCTGGCTGTTCTTTCCCTTCAAATAAAACTCTACCTAATCGAGAAGAGAGCATTTTTTTAAATATTCCTATTTTGAATGGGTTTATCATTTAAGACCCTCCGTATGGGTTTTCATTAGCTTTTGCGAAGCTGTTAAATTCCCCCTCTGCCACTTGTACTACAGGGGTTTTAATTTCTGTTACAGGAGGCTCTATTATATATGGCACCTGATCTGCTCTTGCATAACTGTTGAATATTTTTGTTTCCGGCTCCGGTTCTGGCTCATTTTCTTTTTTAATATATGTCCTGCTATCCTCAACTGTCTTTTCGATAGCTGGCCTTAATTCTGGCTCTACAAATCCTTTATCTGGATAAGTAACTGATATATTTACTACTTCACCAGAACCAGACCAACCCCAACGAACAGTTGAAATCTGAAACTCTCCTTTGACTTTCCGATCTTCATCTTTTACCGGAACTATTAGTCCTGGTTCCCATAGTTCACCATTAGCAGAAAATCCAGCTACATCGCAATCATAATTAAATGATCGCCCACGCCTTATATTTGCCTCTTCCTCGGCTGCTCTTTTGCATTGATCAGAAGTCATTGGTTTATCTGCAATAATTTCCAACACTTTCGATTTTCTTATTGCATTGTCAAAAGCAGTTCCAGAATTGTTTATATCATTCACTGTAGCACTATCACTGGCAAGAGAGGAGTTACTATAAACTGTATATTTGTAAAACCTTTCTCTCCAATTTATTTTCAGATTAGATGATTTTATATTATTGTTTATGGCTCCGGGTACTAACTGAAGGGTTGTCTTTAGTTTTCCACCAAGCCTACGTATTAAAACATTGCCATAACCATCAGTATTTAAAAATACTTGAACTATGCGGGAATTTTCTGCTAAAAAATCACCAACTGTCTGACCTGTTGATGCCGCTTTTAATTTCGTACTATCTCCGAAAGTCGCACCGACATCATCAATAACTTTTATTTTATCTGTTAACCCCAACCCGTCAATACACAATTGAACCAATTCAGAAAATTTAGAAACATCCTCTAAAGATTTCACATTTTCAGGGACTGAAGAATCTATTAGATCTGAGACAATATCACGACCAACGAATTTTATATCATGATTTGTTCTTGCTTCAGAATCTTCTACATCTTCTAGATATCCGGTGTGTTTTTGAATCCCATCAAGAAGTATTTCTACTGAATCACCTAGTTTTAAAAATGAATTATTATTCGGGGAAGGTGACGTAGTTATTGAAAATTCACCGGCGAAAGTATCATCTGAAAATAAACCACCAGCCTCTTTAAACCTGTTAAAAGTTTTCCCGTTAACTCTTACTTCAAGCAATTTCAACCACCCTTACGGTGCCCTCAAGAGCGTGAGCCGGTTGATTTCTGTTCAGTCCGGCAATAATAGAGGCCATAAAGAATAAATTAACTTCTTTATTTATCAGTTCACCATATAACTTATAGGCCAGCAATACGCTTGAAATCGGCCTGACTTCATTTATTTCAATAACGACATATGATTGCTGCCGTTTCTTTTCCAACACTTTATCAGTTAGATTTTTTAATTCATCAATTATAGATTTCATAGAACATATAATCACGCACGATGCATCATTTTCTACAAGGGCTGTATAGTAATCCTCTAATACTAAAATCGTTTTATCAATTTCTTCTGTAGTTGTATAATTTGCGTTTGAAGCACTTTCGAACATACCTATCAATCCGGTAATTCTAAATGTGTTTATTACTGCTAATCTGTTTACGTTTCGCTCTATTCTCTCCGTTGTGTCGTTATCCCATAGATTGATATTAACATCTACCTGAAGACTTAAAGGTTCATCAGGGAACACAGTTGATGGGTTAGGTGAAATACCGGCATCTATATCGTTTATAGAGTTTGACTGATTCTTTCCGATATTTGCAATTCTAGTAAACAATGAAAATGCACCTGTATTTCTAGTACCTAATATAATTGACTGAAGATATCCCAACGGTTGACCGGGATTTAATAAAAGAGCTGCGTATTTATCTACTTCTCTGATTGATCTATCAACTTTTCTTGCAAAATTCCTTGCCTCTTTAATCAGACCTGTAATTTTCTTTATATCATCTGATATTCCAAGAGCATCGGTAAGGGCAGTTAAAAAATTCTTTTCTGTTTCAGGTTCAACATATTCTTTTTTAAATGTCTCTTCCAGTTCTGCCATTGCTTCAATCGATTTACTGGCAACATCCTGTTCTGATATTTCAGAATCAATAGGAGAAGGCCTGTCTATGGATGATGAAAATCTGACAGAAGCGGAAATTTTACCGAGTGTTTTCTGATCAGATAAAAAAGCGGTTGGATGAGCTTTAATATTGTCAAATATTCCGAACGAAGGAAGATATAATCTTCCTGGTGCAGGATCTTGAATTGCTTTTTTAAAAGATTCAAACTGGTCTTTTGCTTTGTCTCCATGGAAAAATAAAGAAACAGTAGCATCAAATGGATTTTCTCCCATCGGCTCAAGATATTGAACGCTTGATTTTGGATAGGTATGTATAACTATAGCCTGTCCGACATCATTGAGAGATTCGCTGTGAACTAAAAACGGTATATTTTTATATTTACCCTGCAGTTGGGAATCTGTGAATTCTGACATTACATACCTCTCGAATAATTATTAGACATATTATAACCGAGATCCCCAGAAGCTTCATATGGTTTCACGCCCATTCCCTTTTCAGTGTATACAGATAAAGTGGCGTTAGCAGTGGCGTTTGCTCCTCTTCTCCCATCTCCAGGGGTTGGGGCTTCTTGTTGTCTCATCCGGCCACTGGGGTTACCTGTATATGATCCAGGCTCTTCGCCACCTGTGAAGAAATCCTTAACAGCTACGAACGCACCGCCTATTTTATCTTTAACGGCTATCACAAGATCAAGAACACCCTTAAACGGCTCTATGAGTCCTTTAAATATCGCCTGTCCTATAGATAGGATTCCAGCAATAAACCCCTCATCAGTAAAAGCGGCTTTTATATCTGCGAAAGATTTTACCAATTCTCGAATAACTTCAATTGTAGTTAATAAAGGAATTAAAAACGGCGCAAATATTACAATCAATCCTTTCATTGCATCATAAAAATTTACAATCCATTCCCATGCAGCTTTTACCGCAGCTGTTATCTGTTTCCAGTATTTAACAGCAAGTATGATTATAGCGACTAATGCAGCAATTCCAATTATTACCAATGCGATAGGGTTTGCACTCATGACAGCATTAAAAGCGATCTGAACAACAGACCATACTTTAGTTGCTACGGCTGCAATTTTTGTACCGATTACATAAGCTTTCGTAGAGGCCGTTGTTATGGCAATTGAAGCCCCTGAAGTTCCCATTACTCCGGCAAGAAGAGCTTGAGCGAGTCCGAATATTTTAGTTATTCCAAGAGCAAGTTTCAAGGCTCCGAAAAGAGACCCGAGAGCGGATATAAAAAGACCAAGAGGAATCAATACTGCTCCAAGTGCAGTTACTCCCATAAGTAGATAAGTAATCCATTTAAGAGTCTCAGGATTATTTTTCTGCATATTTCCAAGCCACTCATTAAATTTATTAAGCAGTGGAGACAATGCTTCCATAACAAATGTTCCCATAATTACTTTAAGATTCTGAGTAACTGATTCGAATTCAACGAAAGGCTGCAGACCTTCTAATAAAGTGTCCTGCATTTCTTTAGAAGCTCCGGTAGTATCTCTTAAAGACTCTGCGAACCCGTCCATTTTTTCAGTAGTTGTTTCAATCAAAACTGACATAGCTTTTTTACCACGAATATCGAACATAGCCCCTAAATCTTTACCGGTTACATTGGCGGCTTTCATTGCCTCTATCAAACCCCAGAAATCTGTCATCTGACCGGTTGTAGCATCTCTAAAATTATCTATATCAATTCCAAGAGCATCAAAACCGTCTCTGGTTTTCCCTGACATTTTCTCTAGATCTTTTAAGGCGTTCATCATCATCGTACCACCCATAGCACCCTCAAGATTGGCACTGGCTAGAGCCATTAACGCTTGAGTGGTATCAGTGACACTTAATCCTGATAGTTTGGCCTGTAGTCCGGTATTAGTGAAAGCACTGGCAAGTCCTGAAACGGTAGTGGCTGCATTACTGGCACCGGTGGCGAAAACATCCGCAACCATTCCGGCATCGGATAATTCAAGACCCATCTGATTTATTGTAGCCATTGTATAATTGGCAGCTTCAGCCATGGATATTTCACCGGCTGCAGCAAGTGCCATCGTTCCAGGCATTAAATCAAGGATCTGATTTGTATCATTTCCCATTTTACCGAGTTCAGCCATAGCTCCAGCAACTTGCAATGAACTGAATTGGGTACTAGCTCCCCATTCAAGAGCTTTCGCCCTCATGATGTCCATTTGCTCTGAGTTGGCTTTAGTTACGGCTTTCGTAAGATTTAAAGCCTGTTGGAATTGTTTCGCTTCATCTATAGTGGATTTAAGGAATACACCCGCACCGAGAGAAGCTAATCCTGTCTGAAGATTAGCCATTTTAGCACCGGCTGATTTAAACTTATCTTCCATTCTGCCGAGTCCGGTTTGAATGCGGGAAACAGATTTATCAAATTTTGCACCGGCTCTAGCCATTTTATCGAGAATTGGAGAGTATTTATCGATTATCGAATATAAATAATTAATTGAGAACATTGATTATATTGTAAAGCTTTTCTGAGTAAAAAAAAAGCCCTCATTTAAGAGGACTCTTTTACGTGTTTAACACTATTTGACCAGTTCATAGGTTTTTTCAAATATATTCAACTTAATAGGATATATTTCACCCTCAACTCCAGTAATCATCATATCTTTGGGAGTCATACGCTCAGAACCTTCAAGAGTATCGAATAAGTAGCACTCATTATTTTCATGCGTTAATGGATGTCCTTCATATTCAAAACTCCAAGGCATTCCATCAACAAGAGCAATGTTTCTTTTTCTACAATACTCTTTTCCATATTCAACTACTTCCTCAAATGTAATTGCTTCAATAACTACCGGCTTTTTTCTATATTTCATAATCGCTCCTTATTTATCTTTCCAGCTATTCAACTCTTCTATTATCTTCTGTCTCATTGTATATGGATAATATAAAAATTCTTCAAACTTTATACCACCGTTCATATTAGCCGACACTTTTAAAGCATCTGAAAATAATTGAGGGTTTCTTACTTTGTATTTCCCTCGCTGTCTGCTATAGCCATCTGCTGTAGTGACTGCAAGGGATTGACGAAAAAAACTATATACCGGAAAACGATATCGAGTTTGTCTTTAGGCTTTATAGAATCCCATACAGGGGCAAACATCTTAACATCTCCGGCAGTTGATAAGAGTTTTTCGGCTACCATGTCTTCAAATAAATCCATGAGTTCAGACATTTTGACTTCTTTCTGCATTTTGAACATTAACAATAATTGGTCGGATCTTTCAGCTACTTCTTTTTCAGATGGACTATTATTTTCATAGAAAAGATTTTCCTCTTTTTCTTCTTTCTGGATCTGCTTTTTTGTCATCTTTTCCGCTTTACGCTCTATGCTGCTGAATGCAGATAATAGAAGTTGTTCAAGATCCCATGCAGTATTTGCACTGGCTTTATTATTGAACTCATGACAGATTATTTCTGTCCGATCTTCAAAATCTCCATCCACTGTAATTTTATAGGGATTTTTAATATTGAATGATAATATTCCCTGTAATCTATCGTTTGTTAGCATTTTTATTCGACTCCTTTGTAATATATAATAAAAGTTTTACGATCACGGTTAATACTGCAATCTATTTTATGTTTCAAAGCGAATTTCTTTAATTTCTCAATATCAGTGAAGTAGAAATTCTTAATATCCATGATGAAATTATATCTATCTGATTCTGGAAAATCTACACATACGATGTTAAATAATTCTTGAGGAGTGAAATTTTTATATGTATGAATCTCCCGCTTCTTAATAAACCGTCTCAATATTCTACTTCTGACAAAATTTAATTCGAATAATTTAGGCTCTTCTAAGAACTCGGTATTATAATCATGGGCAATAATTTTAGCTCTGGATTTAATTTTATTTAACCTGATCTGTTTTAATATATTCCGCTTTTCTGTTTTATCGCAATATATAATTGTGAAACCATCTTTGTATGTTTCGATTAATAAACGGATATGTTCTGTTTTTGCGTAGTCGATTAGGGGGTGGTAGGGGTTCATTTTAAAAATCTCCATCGGCAACTTGAAGACATCGAACTCCTAGCGAACGCCATTTTTCAACCATAGAATTCCTGTCTTCTAAAACCATTTTTATATCCTGTAGCATTATTCCAGCATTGGAACAGGCTTCTATTTTTGTTTCTGTATCATGCCTGTAATCGTTGTTCGGTCTCATTAATAATTTATGATAGGTAAAATGAACAGGAAAATGCTTTTTAATCCATTCTATAGTGTCGTATTTGCAACTTTCACGGCGACCGGTACAGAAGACGATTGAATGCCCTTTATTGAATAAGCAAACGACTAAATCAATTATATCTTTTATTGGCTCATCGTCAAAAGATGAAGCATAAAATGAATCCCAGTCTTTCGGAGACTGTTGTAAATATTTCAATCTATCGCCTACTTTTGCAATCGTTCCGTCAATATCAACTATTATCATTCTTCACCTCTCTTAATTTAATCTTACTATTACTTTAACATACCATGAATAAAAATACAATAAAAAAAGCTACCGAAGAGAGGCCAACGGTAGCTAGTAGATTAAATTCGAGGCAAATGAAAAGTTTCCCAGAACGGGAATTGCTGTTGACTTGCTTCAATAGAAATATAGCTTATTTATCATAGTATGTCAAATATAAAACTTCCCGCCATGTATCCTTGTAATACGTGCGGTCTCACTCCGATGGCAGGAAGTGATTTATCTATTCAAACTTTTCCAATTCAGCTCTAAGTAAATCAATTTCTTTCTGATAACGAGAGTAATTGATTTTCACTTTCCCCCATTCATTAATCAAAAGAAATACACCATCTGTATATTCGTCTTCAATCATCACTGTAAGAAGGGCAGCTGACTCCACAGGGACGACCATGGGTATGATTATGCTTTCTTTTGGTATTGACTGGCATGACACCATGATCATTACCAGGATCGTTAATAATATTATTTTCGATTTCATCGTGTTTCTCCCTGATTCTATTTTTTTTATTCTCGACTTCGGCTGTTTTCTTTTTTTGTTTCTTGAGAGTTTTTGATTCAGCAATACCGATATCACCTTTTTTCAGACGGCGTTTAAGGTATATGATACCACCACCGACTCCGGCAACTGCAATAGATATTAAGATTATCACAAATGTTGTCATGATTTTTTACCAAAAAATTCAGCTACGCCGATACCGAGTAAACCGCCACCAGTCAAACACAAAACTTTACCAACCTCTATAAATGTCAATGAGTCTTTAAGCTCCCACTTCATCGATATAAAGCCACCCATAGCTAACATAAAAATACCCATTCCAAGAGTTACAAATCCTGCTACTCTTTTGCTTGAAGGATTTCCATCTTTATCTTCTAATAATTTTGACATAAATTACTCCTCTAAATTGATAAGTTCTTTTCTAAGCTCGTTTTTAAGATATCTTCGACTCTCTTTTGATGCCTGTCTTTTCAGATATGGCATACATCTATTTGATGGAACATTTTGATACATAAAAGCAATAGCTCTTGAATGTGTCCATGGAACCTTTCTACCATTCATATTTCACCTCTCCATATGTCCTTTATCAAATTTATTTTCCACTATACCAATATCCCGATATATCTGTGTTATCTTCGCAGCTACCCAACTTTTAAAAGAATTCCATAAATCATCTGGATCGTCGTCATCTTCGAAGAATCCTAAAGGACAAGGTACTTTCTTTTCATTAGTAATATCCGAATGTCTCAATAAATCAGTTTCAGGTGATAGATTATTATCAATACACAAGTGAGCCAGTAGATCAACTGAAGTATTAATAGTTTTAGTATCATACCCACCGGTTTCAAAATCATGGAGCATACAGACAGCAATAGTATAATTATTCGGGGAATCATTAGGAGAACAAATATTGCCGCCGAAAAAATCTTTTGCTTTTTTTCTGTATGAAACATGGCCACAATGAATTGCTCTATAGCTGGTATGTCTGCATTGAATAATTTTGTCTTGAGAAACTAAGAAATGATAGGAATTTTCAGTACCGGTATTCATCCATTTCCATAGATAATTAATATCTTGCGTCCTGTACCCGTCAATTGTTTTTTTGGGTCCAGGCCAGTGAATGACAATTGCTTTAATTTCTCTTAGTAATCGTTTTTCCGATCTCTCAAAATACTTTCTTTGCACTTTCATTGTTCGATTCCTTTGCAAATATTAAATATAATTAATTAAAAATACAATTCCCCCGCTAATAAGAGAGGCAATAGCCACAAGTGCTCCAACTTTTCCATATGATAATTCTTTTTTTCTATCCTGCTTATCTTCGATTTTATCCTCTGTTTCGTGGGATACAAAAGCTGTAATCTGTTTTTCTTTCAACATTTCAATATCATCAATAAGGGGTTTTAGTTTTCTGTCTATTTCAGTGGGCATCGAAGCCCTAAGAAGATCAATTTCTTTCCATATTTTTTTATCTTCCTTGTAATGCTCTTCAGAGTATTTATCAAGTCTCGTAAGGTGTTCATTTATATGGTCAATGTCTTTATTGAATAACTCTGTAATTATCCCCTTAACTCCCTTAAATCCATTATCGATCAGACTCCTAATGAGATTTTCCAGTTTTCCTTCTATAGTATCAAGAGCGGTTCTAGTTTCAGAATCCATATTTTTCCCTTTAGCCATATAGTTGTTCAATCCTTTTAGACCAAAAAAAATCCGGCCAGTTGCACAAAGTACAGACTGACCGGAAGGATCGAACGTCTGTAATCTAGCATGAAATTAGCTATAAATTAATATTTGTCATTATCTAAACATATATAATTATTCTTATCTAAGTATAAGGCCAATTTTTCGTTACTTGCAATGCCGAGATCATCACGACACCGCTTTAGTTTTTGACCTACACCGGCTTCTGTTAATTTTATGCCTAATTTGTCTGGTATTTCTTTATTCCTGAATCCTTTTATTCTTAGTTCCATGATGTCCACGACTACGTAAGGTACTTTATCTGGGTTTCTGTAGAGAGTTTTAGATTTTGGTTTTGGGTGTATAAAATGGAAGTAGAATAAAGAGATAAATAAGCCACCAGCAATGTAATTTATAGTAGAAGATGATCCCATGTTTAAAATATAAAATCTCAGCATCACTGCTATAGATGACATTATCCCATAAATAAGATATGTTCTTTTATTCTTAGTTGAAATATACAAGGAATAAAATAAATAAAATATTCCTTCCATTGAATCTTTTTCTGAATACGCTATAGAGAAAAAAGATAAAAACAGCAGGAAGATAGATAAAATTCTGTAGTTTATTTTTATCTTTATAGCTGCAAGAATTATAGCTATAACCAAAAAAGGCAAAACCCATATTGATATATACCATAGAGGGTATGCCTTTGATAATACTTTAATAAGATTTCCCACCGATATTAAAAACAATGGAATTGCGAGTTTTTGTTCGATCCTCATCTCAACCCCTTTAATTAGAGGTTCCAGAAACCCCTTGCACTTATCTTAACCTCTTTTGCAGTCATTTGCCTACTTAAATCTGCTTTTTCTTTAAGATGAGATTCTTTGTGGAACTTTTCCCGATGTAAAGCTATAGCTAATGCTAAAATATGGAGAGGTTTATTTATAGCCTCCATGATGATTGCTTTCGCTCGATCCATACAAGACTCAAATTGATTTTGTGCCAGATATCCCGGTTCTTTTTCTTCTCTGAGTAATACGGCTTTAATTCCTTTCTTGAATGATTTAACCAATACGTTTACTAATATCAATATAGATATGTAGCTTTTAATTTTCATGAGTAATTTTTTCATTGTTCTTCCTTATTTGTTTTTTATGATCTAGGTATTTCTACCCATGTAAATACAAGTTCCAGATACTGAGCCGTAAGCCCTGTATTATTTATTTCAAACCGTTTTATTCCAGGGATAGATACAAATGGGAAAGGAGACGATGCAGTTCCCCCAGCTGTAACATTCCCTTGAGCTGCTGATGGTATTAAAAATTTAATACCTGTATCAACTCCGGCAACCGGCACTGTCGCAGGGAAAGAAACAATAAAAGAATCATTATTTGCTCCAGATTCTTCGTCTCTATTAACCGCACTTTCTATTGTTCCTAGGGTATAAGTGCTGCCATTAAAGAGTGAAATTATAACTTGGTCTCCACCAACTGCTGTGAACGATGGAGGCTGGATTACTACGAATTTAGACCCTGGCAATGGGTATATTGGTATTGCCGAAGAGTCAAAAATAATATTCGACAAACCTGCCGGAATAGTTTTTACTATTCTAATAGAATACATTAACCCCTTTTCTATAAGATAATTTGCAGTATTCTGAGTTATGATACCACCTAGAATACTTCTAGCAAGCCCTTCAGTATCTGTTATCATGAGATCCCCGCAATATTGATGTTCATGTTTTCGATAGATATTGTTCTGGCAGTGTCAAAAAAAACTTTAAATTCTACCACTACCGGGAGGACTCCAACAACAATGTCGGACATACTTGTGATAGTAGCAGCTCCGAAATCGTTCGGATTTGCTATTGTTCTTGTAAACTCTGATTTGTCAGATAGAACGCCGTTAATAAAGACACCGCCACGTACTACAGCACCGTTATTCAGACCGAATGAAGTAGAAAAGATCCCTCGGTAAACTCCCTTTTTATTAAAAGTCATTTTCCCGGTTGCCCCATCTAGTGCGACCGAGCCACCGAAAATACCATCATTCATATCGTCAATTATTGTCCAGTCAGTAGCTGGGATTGATTTTGAATAACCGTCTGAATCCTGAATGAACAATTCGCCGTATTCTCCATAGGCTCCGAGTCTTAACTCTAATTCAGCAGTAGATACACCCGCGCTGTCTTCTGAAATGCTCATTTATGCCACCGGCCATTTAGCAACTTTTATTGCGGAATCGCTATAGATATAGAGTTTATCAGTGCCGATTTGATTAAAAGTATATATTTTCCCTGGGTGTGCTTTAACTCTGATACTCAAATCGGATGGAATGCTTGCAGCTTCAACTATATATGCTGAGTTCTGCTCCGGTATCTGGAATTTAACTGTAACATCAGACACCTCTGTCCATGCTTTCGCAGGAACTGGCACCATTGAAGTAGCCATATAATCACCTCACTTTAGATTGTTCGATCCAGCATGAAGCAAAAACCGCCCCGAAAGGCGGTATAAAATTTACGTTAAAGGAGCACCTTTAAACAGCATTTCAACCTGACCACTTGGTCCAACTGCCCAACTCGGGTTACTTACACAAGTCATCTGAGTTCCTGTAATCGGTTTTAATCCCGACTCTTCCTCTACTACTGTATTTTTCCCAGGAGTAGATTTCCAGATCTTATACGCCTCTTCATTTTCTTCGGTAGTATTCATCTTGAACTTAATTTCAGATACTTTCGTTTCTGCATTAACAGTCACTACCGTTTCTACGGCACCATTTCCACCGGTCGCTGAATCCACTGTTTCTTCTCCCAGTCCAAAATTGTGTTCTAATGAACCAGGAACATATGAGTAAGGAATATCATTTACAATTATAGTTGGATCACTTCTAGTCTTCATTTATCACCCTCCGATGGTAAAGGCTATCTGCCATACCATGTCAAATTCTCTTGTCTGTGTCACTATCGGTAATACTCCAGAACTGGAAACTTTACCAACCGATAAATCAGTATTTACTACAAGCGCATCGGAAAATCTCTTTTCAGCTGCAACTCCCGCCTGAGTTAATACAAAATCAGGTCCACCTAGTTCTTTAAAGATCCCTAAGTATTTACCTGTTACGCTTCCGGCGTTAGCCATTGCACGACGGGGAACTAAAGCACCTTCAGTCAATCTAAATTGTTTATACGATGTCTTAACAGTTCTGAAATAAATCTCAAGTATTAACCATCCAGTTCTAATATAGTTTAAAAACTTAAAACTAGGATCATCATTACCGGCATCGTCTTTTTTATATGTACTTACCACTTCACCCATGATAGTACTATCAGCGCTTTCATTTACACCGATTATTGTGTAACCATCTGCCTTAAGATTCTTCTGTTCCTGTTCATCGAAAAGTAAATCAGGAGGTACAGGAGAAGTATTTGCAAGAGGAGTTGCATAATAACCAAGAGAAGCAAGAGCAGATCCCCCGACATTATCAAGTGGAGCGTCTACAGTGACATACTGACTAATAGATGCGCCATCGGTGAGCCTTAGACCTTCAATTGCTGCAAACTCTGCCACGCGCCAGTCAGCCGGTTCTATGATTCCAGATACACCGGATATTGTCCTGTTTCCCATGAAAAATAGATTTAAACTATTTAATGGAGTTACACCGTTTACAACAGCTTTAATTTCTGCTTCTGTTCCATCAAGCCCGATATAACAAACACCCTGTAGAAATGCATTATTAATAATGTTTCTAGGACTGAGAAAATCATTAGGAGTTGAAAAAGTTAATTCCCATGGCCATAAAATCTGATGAAATCTTGTAGCCTGGACATTATCGAATATTCCAGTAACAACCGGATCAGTTGCACCACCGGCAAACTGCGCTCTATCTTCTGTTATGTTCCCATTTACAATTATTCCGTCGGGAATATTTTCATGAACAACAGTATATTTATTTCCGAGAGTTCCGAGGTCTGAGGCTGTTAAAGTTACAACATCGAGGGCAACAACATTTGAAGCAGGGAAATAAGCAGGTAATGCATCAAGAGCGGCTTCTACTGCTAGAGCTACATCATTAGCACTATCCCCGACAGCTATAGAAATGTTAAAAGTGAATTCTTTTTCAGAAATCGCTTTAACTTTCATTATTTTCGCTTCGGTTGCACCGGTTCCGGTGTATGTAAGAGCAAGTTCTGCAGCATCCCCGGCGGCAGGATCAAGAGCGATTACCCATATAGAAAATCTTTTCTTACAGATAGCTCTTTTTTTCTGGATCGTATTTGACAGATAACTGTTTGCACCGAATAAGGTGAAAACTTCATCATTTGTCAAATCCTGGACTTCTTTATATGTCTGGCCGGATACGGCGGTTCCACCGACTCCGATCTGGCCATTAATCATAACTCTAAATGGTTCAGCTGCTATTGCTGCTATTGCTGCAAGTAATTGCTGTTGAACTGAAGGTAGGGAAGTTGTACCCATTATTTATCTCCCTTATTTTTTGAATCGTCGAATTCCATTTTATTTTTCACAGGTTTCTGCATTTTCTGGAATTTCTTATTTCGTTTTTCTTTTTCTGTCTTTTTTTTCTTCAGAAGCTCGTCTGTCAACTCTTCCACAGTGCCACCCTCCTGCAATTTCCTGCGGACAATTCTGGACTCTTCCAGTATGTCGCCCTCTTTGTGATTTCCGAAAGGCTTAATCACTATGTATTTCTTCGCCATAACGACTCCTATATCAATAATTTAATTGTATAACCGTTTAATAAATATTTCAAGGTTCTATATTAACCGTCTAAATCCTGAGTTGAGCCGTCCTGTTGTTCTGAAAAGCTTAAATCAGAATCATTAAATCTTCTGGACTCAATAAATTTAGTTAAGAACTGTTCTTCCTGAGTAATTTCAAAATTATATTCAAATGTGTACATATGGGAATAAAAGGATTTCTTATATAAATCAAGCTCATGATTTATCAGTGTTGTTAGATATCTTGATTCACCGAAATCATCAAACCTGATTCCAGAACACACAGCAAGTAATATCTGATAAATTTCCTCATATGCCAGTTGTATTGCCTCTGCTCCACCGATATCTTTTGTTGTATCGATATATACATTTAAGGAAAAGTTATTCATATTCAATGGCCTTGATTCAGTTCCTGCCCCGTTCTGTTGAATTGCATCTGATGTAATATCCTGATCTTTTGAAATATTGGAAACTCCCATTATAATAAAGATCCAGTTTTTACCGGCTCCATCTGTCTGATATTTATCAGTTGCCCTTTCCGCATTTGCGACAATATCAATATTAAAATCTTTTGCTCTTATTAAAATCGGTATTGTCTGAGGAGTAAAGAAAGGTTTTCCGGTTAACTCTATTTCATAAATATCTGTGTCTATTATAGTGGTAATTTTAAAATTTCCGTTTATTCCGATTTCTCTGTCTTCTCTCAATACCGGATCTCCGGTTAAAGCTGGAAGGGAAGGTAATTCTATTTCGAATAAATTACGACTGGGAACTGCCAGTAGTGGGAATTTTCCGTTAAATTGACTATCTGTAAAACCGGCTAGTTCAATTTCAGTTGTATAATCCTGAGTTAAATCATGTTCTTCAGCAGTTGTAAATCTGAATGATCCATCGTTATTATCAACTACATTTGTTATGACATTATCAATTAAACCGTCAACTAAAATTATTTGATCGTCAACATCTAAGCCGTGGCTATTATCTGTAATTCTTAATACTTGAGGATCACCGGCGACTATTTCAGCACTGACAGCTGCGTTGTCTGAAAATCGGGAGGTTAGACGTGGGAGATATTTCATTAAGTGCTCTTGAATTGCTACTGGACTGTAGAATGTTGCCATGCTGTAATTATAGATCAGGATGGAATAAAAAAAAAGCCTCTCAGTTATATGGAATAATTATCAGTCAGAGTTCCATCAGTATTATATATTCCGGCGTTTATCAATAGTTTTCTAGAGACTTCAGGATTAGCTTTTATTTCCTTAGTTTTAGATTTAATAATTTCCAGTAGATTATATATTTCTAAATTATTCATAATGCCTCCTAAAAAAAAAGCCTCTCCGAAGAGAAGCTCTATATTAACTACGTTTGTTTAACTCAATTGTCAATGTGCCAGAATTTCCGGTAATAATAAGATCTACAGCCTTTATAAAAAAGCTTGCCCCTATGTACCCAACCAACATTATCATGTCTAGTCCAGAAAAGGAAACAGTACCGCTATATATTTGATACAACTTAACAGCCGACCATACTGGGATATACATAAATGCTATTCCCATAAATCTCATAAAATTCTTTTTTGTAAATATTTTCATCTATTCTTCCTTTCATTTTCGATTTTATCAAATATTATCATCAATCGTTCTTCTTTTGATCTTTTACATAAATGCCAATGGTTCCCACAAGCATAAGGCTTCAACATAAAGCCTCTTCTATTTAAGGCAAAAGATGAATCATAAGCATCTTGCAAAGAGTGGAATGTCCTTTTCTTTCGGCACACTCTCCTCATTCTCTTGTTACCTCTCCCTCCTTTCATATTCTATCCTCTCTTTTTTTTTTAAAACCCACCTATACCGAACCTGTCAAGATACATTTATCTCTACTTGCAGTGCTCCTACTCACCTTTACCTGTACTACGGTGGATAGACTACTATTACGTCAAACCGTTACAAAACACGAGCTGAACAATAAGAAAAGCACTCAGCGCTTCCCCTACACCACATAGGGAGCCAGACACATGGAAGATCTGACATAAAAAGCGCTCAATGCTTTTAAAAAATTCCATGTTCTATGCACCTGAGTGGTTAGTTCAGATACGTTAAATATAATATGGATAATCTACATTATCAAGCTCTTTAATCTACCTAAATCTAATCTTTATATCATGGTATGTCAAGAGAATATTTAATTATTTTATGATTAGAATAAAAAAGCCTCTCGTCTGAGAAGCTTTAAATAATCCGTGATCAAATCGGATTAACCTAAAAATAGGTTTTTCAATCTCGCACTCAGGGTAGCGTATCACCCATTTTTCAAGTATCCACCTTTCGGTCTAAGCTCTCCAGCCGTGCTGTCCTAGCCTCGACTAGGACTATTTAAATATAATCCACATCCAAAATTTTATCAATGAAATATATTCTGTAAATCGACATATAACAGCATATTCATAGATTCAATTGTATTATCAAAATATTGCCGTGGTTTCATTTTACTTGTACCTTCATTCAAAAATAAAGGATATGGCGCACCGCTGCTCGTGGCTTTATTAAATACCAGCAATTCATTAACTCTCGATTTATATCCGAAACCGCGTTCTAATTTACCGGACTGACTAACGGGAATTTCTCCCGGTGCAGATGATCTATTGGGTAGATTCGGGTATTTAGTACCGGTTCCTCTGGCTGTTTTAATAGTGCTTTTTAATTTCACAGTGACTTTTTTACCATGAACTTTTAAAGCGAGCCGTATATTATCTTTATGTTTTTCTAATTCTCTAATCATTATTTCTTGAGTATAATTAGCACTCGGATTATTAGCCACCGCTAGCCTCCAAATCTGAAAACCCTGTTTCATTCAATCGTATCTGTAAATATTGTTCCTGTTCGCCCCAGTCCATAACAGCAGTAAATTTAAAATACCGTGATCGAGTGCGAGTGATTTTAATGAAGAATTTATTCTTATCCATTTCAAATACGGTTTGATCATATGGAATGTAGCAGACATGTGTATCTGCATCTGAAGGATTCACACCTTCTTGACGTGGTGTTGCTCTGACAGCTTCCAGTAGACCGGCAAAGTCAGATATTTTGCTGAATGTAGGTTCTGATTGAATTGTTTTACCTGGATTAGTTCCTGGCATAGTCCGGCTATAGATTTCTATAAAATCTTTCATAGCACCGGCGCAGATAATTTGTCTGGTATATTGTGTTTTAATACAGCTCATGATTTATTGTAAACCTGAGAGATAAAAAAATCCAGCGGTTAAGCTGGATTGGATATTATAGTCCTAAGTTTTTAAACTTGCTATCTACAATCTTTTTATCGGTTTCGGTTAACTGGTTTAAATGCGGACATTTCAACAGCGGATTGATATTTCCTTTTTCGCCGAACATCCTACAAACCAATGGCCTATCATTGTAAATTTTGCATCCGTGATCAGAGTTTAAAAATCCACATCTACCAGATTCAGGAATAAAAACAATATTTGTAGATTCTGTCGCTTCAATTATTTGAGCCTTTGGATTTATTTTATTCCTATGCAAATCAACAATTACTTTTTCAATAGGAACAATTCCGCAACATTCCGATTTACATTTTTTAGTATTGCATTTCACAACTGACTCCATTTATCACATATTTTCCGGTATTCTCTATGATGTATCTTGCAACCTAAGACATCGGCAGGAATGAAAATATAATTAGTACAATTCAGACAATTTTTATTTGCATCGAGTTGGACTTCGAGTTTTTCAATCTGCTCTTTTTGTTGGCAGTACTGGCAATTACATTTCACTTCCGCACCTCTCTATAAAAAGCATTTTCCAGTTGGTTCTTTTCCTTGCATAGCTGCATCAATCTACCGTCTTTTCCGATTTCAGTGTTGAGAATTTTCTCATTGATCCGGTTAAGTTTTCTTTTGATAAATCGTTTTTTCATTTTCCAATACCTGAAGCCTTTGACCATACAATGAAAGCTCTGTGTGTTTCGTTCGATTTGTAACCGCAAACTCCAAGTCTTGTAAAGTCATAAACAAGACTATACTTTTCACAAAAATCTTCGAATAGTTTATTGAAATCTCTATTGTCTGGTCCACACTTACGACATTCTTTATCTAACATGTTCACCTCTCTTAATAATCAATTTACTGACCAGCACTTTTTAAAATGCTGGCTATAAATGTATTATTTATTTCGAAGAATTTCTACTTTAATACTGTTCTCAATATATTCACTTCCATTATCACAATCATCACAATATGTATCAGGTGATGGATCTAAAGGATCATGGATGCATATATCACATTGCTTTGAATCTTTCATATTCTAACTCCTCTTAGAACATAGGAAGTCTAATTTCCTTCCATTCTATATCGTAAACTTCTGTATTTATTTTATTTAGAAGATTTTGTTCTTCCTGAGCTTCTTCCAAATTATCAAAATACTGAATGGTATGTTTGGTTATTTCTTCTCTAAGTTCAAATCTTTTTTCGCTCATCTCATCACCTCTTCTCTCTAATCTACCTCTAATTATATACAGTATTTATAGTATGTCAAGAGAATATAAACAAATTAGTGATTATTTTTATTATCTATTATTTTATAGTATCTTATTGACATGGTTAAATATACCTGTATAATAGGTAGTAGATTGAGGATGAGGTGAAGAATGACAGTCAACGAATTTATAGATGCAAGTAATAAATACAATCAGCTGGTTGATATTACAAGTGAAAAGCTTAATAAAATAAGAGAAGGAAACTTGACAGATACCGGTATGGTAAATGATGAAACTAAAAATAGCACTGAATACAAAAGAGCTAAGTCTAATTATGATAATGCCTTTAATCAGTTAAGAAAATATAACGGAACAGTTTCTAATTCGATCAAAAGAGAAGCTAGAAAAATTCGAAGAGGATATTAATATGCACATAATCTACGGAAAATCACCGACCTGTAAAAAATTCAGTGCATTAGGAAAAATTGGATTAGTAAATAGATTGATCCATGCAGTAATGTATCAAGATAAATCACATGCAGATAAAAAGTGTGAACATTTGAATATAGATAATCCTGACTGGAAATTTGAAGTCAGAGAACAGAAGAAAAGGAGAGTAGAGGCGTGACAGAAGAAATAAGAAATACTGTAAAAGATTTGGTAACAGGTTTTGTTTTTTATGACAGAAAAGAAGATGAAGATTTAAGCGTTGAGGATTTAAATAAATCTATAAATACTGGAGAAACAACAGTAAAAGAAATAGTTTCTGTATTTGAGCAAGCATTAAAAGCTACATATCCAGAAAAATAAATATTTTAAGAGAGGTAGAGAATGAAATTAAGCAAATCGAAGAAAGAGAGATTGGTAAATGAAGTTTTAAAGAGAAAGTTTGATGATAAAGATGAAGCGTTAAATCAATTAGCGTCTTCTCTTGTTGAATCATTGATATCGAAAGAGCTTTCTGGCGTTCCATATAAAGCATGTGAAAAATTTATATCATTCACGACTTACGCACACTATGGTTTCGGTGAATCTCAATCTTATAGAAGTGGAGAGGTTTTCTCTGTAAAGGTAAATAGAGTGCCAGACCCTAAGCATAAAAACTGGTACTTCTCTGGTGAGAAAAACACAGAGTTGATGAAAATTGCTAAAGGTAAAAAAGTTCTAGAAAAAAATAGAGATGAAGCAAAAGAAATGTTATGGAATGTTATGAATAGTTGTAATACAGAAAAACAACTTATTGAAACTATTCCAGAGATGCAACCGATCATGATTACACTTTTTGATTCAAAAGAAACAACTTCTATAGTTGCTGTTGAGACAGTTGAAAAAGTAAGAAATTTATTAATTTAACACAAAACAGTCCGTGCAAGTGTATACTGATCCATAATTCCTTTCGCTTCGCACGGCACTGGAAACCCATTCAAATTACAGCCACGCTCCGCACAATCACCACGATTAGTATAATAACTCGCGATTATCTGCAACATAGCAGTTTTTAAAGCCGGCGGGATATCTGTAACCGGATCATCGTCAATAGTAAATCCTGCTACGAACGTTATACGGATTTTGTAGGCATTATATCTTGTATTGTCAAATGGAATAGCCTCTCGGGTATACACAGAAGCCCACCCGCGCTGTTCCTGTTTCTCGGTGGTGTTTTCATATAGTCCGGCGGTCGTCATCGCTCCACGGTCAAATTCTACATAAACACCGTCTTCATTCAAGTATTCTATTTTTTCTATATCTGAAAGTGCGATAATAGGGGATCTTTCAAGCATTAGTTTTAAATTACCGGATATAAAATAACCCCAGTAGCAATAATCGAGTGAAAATTCTGCTTCAAAAGTAGTTCTCTGTAATCTTAACCATGTATAATTCTGAACAACATCAGTGACGGTTTTAACCAGGGATTCAATCAATAAAGTATTTTTTGCGATAATTCCAGCGGGGAGATTGAGCCATAATCCAACCTCTTCTTTGGTTAAGATTGGATCTTGAACTATCTCTGTTTTTCTGGTTATTAATGGCTTTACTGAATACATAATTTCCCCTTAAAATGCCGGATTTGTCAGACTGGCTCCGGCTTGCCTTTATTCATCAGCTCCTCTGATTGAGTCCATCTCATTTATGCTATTACAAGCAAGGGATTATACGACCAAACACCCACTATTAAATAACAAAAGCCCCGAAGGGCTTAAGTTTTAATTGTCTTTATTTAACTCTTCAAGAGCTGCTTTTCTCACAGCGATTTCAGTGCTGATAATTTCCAGCTTTTCAGCTTTATTTTTAGCTTCACTGATATCAATGACCGGTTCAACAGAAGCTGCGAACTCTTCGAGCTGAGGAACAGTCATTTTATCAATGTCAGTTCCAAGTTCTTCACCGTCTCCGGTATCTTTCGGAGGTTCAGGTTTGACAGGCTCTTTATATTCATGAGCTTTTTTAGCCTTGATATAATCTCTGGCGTTTTTCTCATCGACTTCAAAGACAGCCCCGTCTTCAACCTGACTTTCAGTTACTGACAGGATATGAAAATTATTCATTCTCTTTCCGGCTTTATCAAAAATTATCTGCATCTAATCCCCCTTACGCTGTACGTTTAGGCGGTGTTGTTACGGCATCAGCTGTGCTTGACGGCATAATCATATCAGCATCAGCAACAACAGAAGATTCTTTTACCTGTGGCTTAATTACTGAATCCTGAAGCAATCCGGCAGTTTTCGGAATAACAATATTTCCAGAAGAAAATCCGGTTGTAACGATCTTCAGTCTTACCCATCTTTCTTTTGCAACGCACCCTACATGAATTAACGCGTCGGCTACAATCGGGAAAGAACCTGGATAATAAAGATTTTCTGCTTCTGGTATATCTGCGGCATCACCGTGCCCAACTACTGCAGATTCCTGAAATCCTATTGAATCAATCTGTCCGTCAGTTGTCCAATCAGCATCTATAGGAACTGTTAAGCTTCTATAGTTCTGAGTATCAATCCACGCCCCGTAAGTTGTGGTATTGCTATTTATTGTTTCTGTTGCAGCTATTGCCAGAACTGGCTTACTGCATGAAAATTGTTCTTTTATCATTTTAATATTCTCCTAAAATCAAAATATTGCCCTGAATAATCTCAGGGCTAAATATATTAAGAAATCTTTTTAAGTCTTATTCCGGCTTCATGAAGTTTAGGCTTACCATAAGACCATTTGTGCATTGTGAAATTCACGGCTGCTTCCTGGGCTTCGGTGTACTGATCACGAATCATTGTGATATCAGTTCTATCAACAATCTGATAAAATTTTGACATATCAGCTAGAAGAATAGGAAATGCATTATCAACATCGATATCTGGGAACTCGATAAAGTCAGCTGAATAACGAACACCGGCAATCGTAGCAGGAGCACCGCTTGCAGCATCTCCAAAAGGAGGATTCCACAGGTAACGTCCATAATCATCTTTAAGAACCATCAACTGAGCAAGAGTTCTTCTATTGAACATAAACAGAGGATTGTATCCACGCTTAAGTTCCCCGATCATCAGTCTCAAGTCATCCATAGCAAGGGTGCTTGTGGCTGTTTCAAACTCTGGAACGTTACCATCATTACTGAAACCTTGAGAACCTTTCACACCGTCACCATTATAGAATTCTTGAGATTCAAGAAGTGCGAACGCTTGGGCGTTATCCTGGATGAGTTCTGAAACCATATCAACAGGGCTGAATAAAAGCTGATCTGAAGATATTGGAATAGTGTTAGTCATCCGAAGAGGATTCCACTGTTGTTCGGCATATTTTGAAGCGGATTTATCACCGGATCTTAATTCTCCCGCACGCTTTGCTATAGGAATTCCAGTTCTGATCCACTCAGTATAAGTTTTTGCAGAGGTGCTTTTAATTCTGGCGAAACTTCTTACCGGACCCATTTCAACGATGAGCTTATTCAGTTCTGTTGAGATTTCGGGAGCCATTAAATAGCCTCCGAGTTCGCCGATATCAGAACGAAGTACGCCGGCATCAGCTTTTTGACCGAGGGTTTTAATGTTAGCCATCATGGATTTAACGCCAAGATGTTCCTGATCTGTGAAATCCATTTTCGCCATATTGGAAAAAACTTTTGTTGCTTTGGCTTTGAACTCATCCCCTGCCATAGCACCGGCGAAATCACCTTTCAGTAAATTACCGTATACTTCAAAGGCATCAAGTTTTGCCTGTTCAGGATCTGCTTTACTTCCGGCGTTTCCTCTCTCAAAAAGCATTTCAAGGTGTTTAACCTTTTCTGCGTTTTCTTCAGAAGTCTTTTTTGTAAGCTCATATTCTTTTACGAGCTCTTCATTTTTTTCTACAAAATCTTCGAAATCTTTCGCGGATTTTTCCGTGAGTGCTTTATATTCGACAGAATCAGTACCGCTTTTTTCGACGACAGTCTGCATTTTTTTAGCTAATTGAGCGAACTCAACAGCTTCTTCTTTAGTGATTACTTCGGGCATTATTGCGCTCCTATTTATTTAATTCTTTTAATTCATCCAGTAAATCGCTTTTATCGGTAGGTTGAACCGAACCCTGATTAGAACCAAGCTCTTTGACAATAAGATTTTTTACTGAATTACTTAATATAACATCGCTATTAAAAATAGCGGTTAGATCCTGTTTTTTCAATGCCTCATAGGTTTTATGGTCTACATAAACATTATTTTCCTGGAAAGGAATTTCCTGACCCATTTTAGCATATATTTTATTTATGAATTCTTTGGCTTCAATATCATCTGATTTTCTGGCTATAAACTGAGCAGCAGAACTATAAATAGCACCTGGAATAATTTTTAAATCACCTTTAACAAAATCAGCATATGGAAGCTGTGATTTTTCACCGTTCTGAATGAGGAAACATTTTTCATAATTTGGAGATTCGAGTGTTAAGGTTTCTTTAAGGGAAACCATAGAATCTACAGCGTTGAAATCTGTTTTATCATCGGCCAATGGATATTCTTTGAAAGATGTTTCTGAATCAGGATTTTCTCCGAAACTTTTTATATATTCTTTAGCTGCTGTTATTCTAGCGTTATCGTTGGCTGGGAAAGTAACCAGTGATACCTCTTTTAATTCAAGTTCAAGAAGTCTATTCACTCTAGCTACATCGTCCCATTCTTCTTTAATCGTCCGGTATCCAATAGACAAACCTGTAACAGAACCGATTTTTACTTGAGGCATTACCCTACCACTAACAAAAGTATCAGCTTTCGGTAGTCTTATCTGACATGCAAGACCGGCTGTCTGATCTGTCATTTCACCCTTTCCAATTGGCTCGCTTCTGTTGTGTTGCCATAAGATAGGTCGACCGGCACCTTTTGAAATAATGTCTGTCGTAAATGATCCAGGCATAACAACATCTCTATAGGAATCGATATTCCCGTAAGGAGAAGCTAAACCTTCGATAATAAAATTGTCTGGATCTGTTTTATCGTCAACCGCTTTAATTTCAAATTTACAAATAATAAACGGTGCATGTTTTCTAGGCATTATCTCCCTCACTTAAAAATAATCATAATGCTGATTAAAAAATATGTCAACTTTCAGAGCGATAGAGGATAATAAGCACCTTTCCATTCTTTCTGCTCAAGAGAAGATTTATCATTAAGAATAACAGAGCCGACAAAACAGCATTCATCAAGGCAATTTTCTACGGCTATTTCTTCTGAATCGTAAATACCTAATATATCCCACGCTCTACCTTTTTCGGTTTCACATAAAAACTTACCAACAACCCATAATTTCATCATGACCACTCCCAATTAACACCAATTCTATTGTATATTCCCTTTCTGCCAGTATCTAGGTTTTTACTTCTTCTCGCTAATTTGTGTATCCATCTTTTGCAATATTTACCTTTGGGTTTCCAGTACCCTGAATAGTAAATGTCCCCTCTATCACAATTCATTTTCTCTTTCATATCTACCTCACAAATTAACCTTAGTACACCGACATCCAGCCGTTTCTTTAAGCGGAGCGCCTAAACTACTATCTCCAGGAAACATTAATCTAAACCCACCAACTACAAAAGCCTCATTTTCCGGTATCGTTTGAAAATTAGCTACATTATGTGTCGGCCTCACTTTTTTGTCACCCATAGTGACCCATGTCTTCATCAACAATTTCACAGCTAGAAATAATTCACCTATTGGAACTTTTCCAATATCATCGGCTATACTCTGAAATCTGATAGACTCCGCTAAATCTGCAGCCTCTTGAGCAAGTGCCTGATTTTCTTCAAATATTGCTATATTCATTTTTTCGGTTGCTATATTTGTTAATTCATCGCGTATTTTTTCAGTTAACGCCTGAGTCTCGAATACAGATATTCCACCGACGCGGTTTTTATTATATCCACGCATAATGTTTGCAGCTATTAGATTGATAGTTAATATACTGGGAAGAATATCACCTGATTCGGCTAGTTCAGCACGTGCAAGCTCTATCGACCGGCGTAAATATTTATTAGTTGTTTTATCGATTCTCTGGGCTTGAAGTCCGGCACGACCGAAGAGGATTAATAATATTCTGTCTTCGGTTTCCTGGTCATCTTGTTTTAATCTTATGCCGGTTAATTTTCTGACTATACGTTTGTACTGATGATCTAAGACGGGCGCAATTGTCTGAATTTCGAGACCTGCAGCAATTCTACGGTTTTGGATTGCGAAATATTTACGGAGTTCTGTTCTAAATGGAGATTCTAGTTTTTGTTTTATGGCTACATATTTACGTGCGATTTTTAAGGCGTGTATTTTTTGTTTACGGGACAATCCTGGCATTAAAGATCACCATCCAATCCTTCGTCTAATCCTTCATCAATTTCTTCACCATTCACTAAATTAGCAGGTCTATAAATAGTTTCACCTGCTTCTTTATCGTCGAGATTCTCATATCCTGCAACGTTTCTGATTTCATTTTCTTCAAAGCTTCCAATTGCTCGCATTTCTTTAGATTGAGCAAGCATTCTTGATTTCAAAGCATCGATAGATTTTTTATCATAAGTGAGAATATATTTGTCTCCATCTTTGTATCTGGGTAAAGCCATCTCCCCAAGTCTATTAAAAACATATGAAGCTCTTGGACAAACACCGTTATCGTATAATGCGATCATCGAATTTTCGTAGTTGCTTTGAGTCATTGCACCAACCGTAGTTAATGCCAGAGGTATATCATAAATATTATAAATATCCGGCTTGGAGGCATCAATCAAGTTGACAAAATCCATGTCAGTTGGTTTTAATAGGAAATTTTCATATTTAACTCCAGAAGCAGCAACAATATCTTTACCTGGATTAGCTACGAACTTTTCAACTTCACTTTTTAATATTTCCCATTGTTCTTGGGTCATACCTTCCTTTTCCATGGATGACCATAATCCACCTGGACGTGCTGCATTTTTAACAAGGCCATAATTGTGCTTATCTCCGAAATATTTAGTAAGAGCCTGAAAATAAACACTTTCTAATGGAGATAGTGGCTGTATGCCTGATGATTTGTGCATTAAACAAATCTGCATAGTTTCAGATAATTGCGTTTGGGTCTGGAATACAACTGTTTTCCGTTTGGGGATTTCTTGACGGTCATAGACATTCTGATTAGTACTGGTAAATTGGATTTTTCCCAACTCATCAATTCTTCCTGGCTGCAGCGTAACTCTGTTTGACATTATAGATTCTATTTGCGATGGTTCAAAATTGACATTACCACCTAATACCGGATAAGCAGCGCCTGAAACGAGATATGAAACCATTAGAGAATATTTTAATTTAGTAGAATCGAAATTAAAAGACGGCTCTGATAGTTTTTTCAGCAATGGGTGATCATCCGGCTTAGTGAGAAATTCGCCGGTTTTTTTATCCTGAAGAGCAGGAGAAATATCAGAAAATGGAAGAGCTATTTTTTCAATAGCATCCTTGACGACTGCCGACTTCTCGAACATCCAGAAAGCTTCTTGATCGGTAAAGTAGCCACCACCCAAACCACCGGAAAGCTGACTCAATACATAGTTCGAAAATCCTTGGAAACTATCTGATTTCTGACTCATATTGTTATTTGATTTTTCTTGTATAGGCTCTGAAGCCTCTCTTTTACGGTTTATATAATCTTTGATTCTTCCCATAGACTACATGATAAAACGAATTAGGTTATTTATCAAGAATCAACAGGATGAGGATGACACACAGGGCAAGGTGTGCCAATTAAGCAATTGGCTATATCATTGCAGCTATCACACAGATTTTCTTTTTTATGCTCTTCTTGTGTCGCTGCGCAATTATCTAACATCCCTTTATCACAGTAATTATCGTGCAATTCTTTATCAGTCATCTCCAATACCTCACTGTATTAATCATATCACCATTCAATAAACGCCAGTTTTCACCATCCCATTTAACAGGAATGTATTTTAGATACCGAGACCACCACATATACCGGCCTGGATTATCAGGTGTTTTAATTCTGGAATCTTTTAATTTATTCCAGTCCATTGGTTCTACCTTCTCGATTTTTACCAGAAATGTAAGCAGCTTCGAAAATGTTTTCAAAGATAACATGGTCTATATCTTCTCCTAAATCTGAGGAATGATATAATTTTTGAGCTAATTTGGTGATATTTTTTTCTTCTATTTGATCTTTCCACTTAATCAACCAATTACAATTACGGCAATATTCATCATTTCTTTGACCACATTTCATACAATCAGGGCAATTATTTTTCATATTAATTACCATGACTTTCATGAATTAATCTTAGCTGATTATTTTGCCATAGTAATTTTATTTCTGATTCTGAAAATCCTTCTAAATCGCGAGTAGAGAAATAATATTCTTTCAATTCACGCCATAGAATATCTGTTAGGGATAATGAATCTTTAACAGCTGGCAACTGATCCATTATAAATTCAGAACTACCAGAACATTCTATAGTTTTATTGCATCCTCCACAGTCAAGAAATATACATCTTTTGCAAAATCTACTGACTTTATTTTTACTCATCTAACACCTCAATCAATCTCTGCTCAAAAGTATTTCTAGGCATATGTTTAACAATCTTACCATCAATAACACTCTGAACTTTTAATAAATTATCAAGTCCTATTTTCCGGACAATATCCATTGCGCTTTTCTGGCTGCTTATAGGAGTAGATAGCAATAACCGTACAGCTACAGCATTTTCATATCTCCGGTACTGCTTTTTAGTTTTAGGCGGCCATTGTTTTAATACGCAGATATAACAGGTATTTTTTATCATAACGATATCGGGATTTTGTTGATGACATTTTTTACAGAGTTTCATTTTCCGAACCTCCGTTTATTCGATGGAACTGACGGCAGATTAAAGAATTTATTTTTCTTTTTAGGTTCCTCTTTCATAAATATATTTACTTCAGATCTATCAGAAGAATTTTTAAACATCAATGCAGCGTCTGAGGCTTTTAAACATACTGCAGAAAGAGCCGCTAATTCTATATCAGTTAGCCCCATGGTTGTTCCATCTACTATATAAACTCTCGGTTTATCCTCACCTAACAATTCATCAACCTCTTCTTTACTCGGTAATATTTTGTCAATTTGATTCATTTTGATATCTTCCTTATTTCGCCTATAGCCCAAATACCTAATCCGATCAAAGTAAAAAATATTCCGCTAGAAAGCCACAGGATAGTCCATTTATCATAATCCAGATATAAATCTACAACGCCTACTACAAAGTAGATAATCCCCATTGTTAATATTGTTTTCTTCATCTTCTCACCTCTTAATTTAATCTTTACCTATATTATATCTATATTACGTAGTATGTCAAGAGATTATATGACAGTCCATGGTTGGAAGCCTTGTTTAACCTCAGCTCGACACATTATATAAGCATCTGCGATATTTGGTGATTTTGTTCCTTTCGGTTTCTTGTCAATCAATAATTTCCCATCTACCGACATAATATATTGAGGTTGTGATAGTTCAAGGAATAACTTTTCTATTTTCCTTGTTATTTCACCAACTGAAATAATTTCATCAGGCTTATATTCTTTACCATTACCGGCTCTATATGTCTGTAAAAATTCATGCCTGACTTTCCACCACGCTTGAGATTTACTATTCTTAAAAAACTTTTCGTTTTTAGTCTCTGCATAATCTTTTTCATTTGGCCTAATCACAGCAGCACCGGCATTCCATGGCCTTATTTTTATCTTCTTGCCTGGATCATCAGCAGCTAGATGTTTTAAAATTTCCTTCAGCCGTGAAGAAACTGCGGCACCAATCCCTATTGGATCATAACGAAATTCGTCACATTCCATTTTGACGGCACGCCAAAAGTATTTATCTGTAGCTTCTCCTGGGTCACCTTCCCCTGATTCATCGGCATGTATAATTTGATTTCCATCAACTACAACAAACCCATGAGTGTCACCGCCTTCATTAGCTGGATCAAGAGCCGCTATTTTAAGCCCATTCAGAATAGTTTCATTTCTCTTGGAAGATGCTACCCATTCAGGAGGACAGCAAACAGATTCAAGGGAGGCAGCTGCATTTCGCTCTACTTCCTGCTGAAAAATATGCAAGGTTCCCTCTGCCTCTGCTTTTTCTTTTTCTGAATCATACCACTCTTGAGTATACATTTCCCCCAATTCCCACCAGTCGAAAGTGAAAACGCTATTTATCCCAGAAGTGCATTTTCTGTAAAATAAAGTATTTGTGCCGTGGTGAGTACTACCCCATATTTTACAATCGGCATTACGGGAAACGGCGGCTTCTATTGAATCAGCTCTGGGATAAAATGCACACTCATCTAAGAAATAAATAGAGCTACGGCCTCCACGACCAGGAGAGTCTCAATAAGGGTATCAAGATTATCCTTTTCGTGACATTCATCGGCCTTATAGGTATACATAGAGATAGTAACCTGCTTTTGAAAGAGTAAAAGATAGGTAGAGAAAGCAGCATTCATCCATGACATACCAATCCCACGACACTTATCTACAACACCATCATTTCTATCCGTATATTGCTTCCATAGCCATCGAATATAGGAAATTTGTTTTTCAAAAAGTTCAAAAGGTAATTCTCTATTATCTGTTTTTCTTGGATCAACAGTTATACAGAATCGGTCAATAAAATCTATAACAGACTCCACTGATTGAATATGGTAAGCGTTGTAATATTTTTTTATTTGTTCTGGATCTGTTATTATTTTTGCCCTTTCAGTCCATGGGATTTTCATAAAAGACCCAGCATAGTATTAGTGCATGCAAATTCTTTATGATAAATCAAAGCATATTCATCGTAAACTATTGCCGCTTGCATTTCTGAATCATACCTACCTAATAATATTTTTTCACCATCCACTGTTATTGAGGATTGCCACTTGTTTATTGTTTCTTTGGAATAATAAACTCCCTTATATTTACTTGTTTTGGTTTTCATTTTTTTTAGTGGCATGTTCCTATTATTTTGCTTTCTTGTAGATCTTCTAAGGTTATTTCTACGGCAATTGCTTTTATCTCGATCTTTATGATCGATTATCTCAAACTCACCGTAAATCCTTTCAGAAATAATTAAATGGATTCTCTTGTTCTTGCTATTTAGTTTTGTAATAAAATATCCAGCTTCATCAGTATGTAGAGAAGAAACTTCAAGAATATCTTTATCTTCTTTGGACACAAAAACTTTTTCCAGGTTATGAGTATATGCTACAGAATAATTAGTAAAATCTTCTACTCTTCTTTTGTATCCTTTACACGATTTTACTTTATTCTTAACAAGTTTCCATACGTCAGTATGGCCAGTAGCTCCACACACTACGCACCGACATTTAGCAGCTCTATATTTATTCCCGCATTTTTTAGTATTTGAAAAAACATCCAAAACAACAAGATCACCAAATACATCTCCAATATCTATTTTATGCATAAAAAAAAAGACTCCTTCAGTTTCCTGTGACGTCCCGTAGATAGTCAGTTCAGGCAAACTATATAGGGCAGGAAGCTGAAGCAGCCTTCTTAACCCTGAACTTATGTATAAAACTCCCCGTCAAAGAAGTAGGCCAACGACCTTAATTAAGGATAACATTTATTACAAATAATTTCAATCTTTATTAATAGTCTGAAAGAATAATTCTTTTGCTTCACTTTCAGTTAAATTAGAAACATCTACATTTATATTTGTATTCTCAGTTTCAAGCTTTCCAGAAAGTTCAACCTTATTTGTATCATTCCACAAGCCACCATGCTTCCCCAACAATTCAAGAGCAGATTTTTTATCATGGAACTTTATTTCAATACAGCCCTTTGAATCCTGTTTAATACTGGAAATTGTCTTTTGCTGTTGAGGTGTAAGGTTTGTAGTATCAGCTATTTCTACTGTTTGATATTCTTTAGTTTCAGTCTCTCCGGTTGGTTCACCTTCACTATTTAAAATAGGCTTCTCGTATGTCTTAGTAAGTACATTCACAATCTCAGTGCTGTTCTGTGTAGCTATCGGTATTAACTCAGATAAGACTTTATGCCTGATTTGTGACTTCATCGCTCCTAGGCTCTTATCAACGCACTCATCGAGATATTTGATCACCTTATCATCTTTTAGCAATCTTGAAGCAGTCACATGAGCTGATTTTTTAGCATATCCGGCTTTAATAGCTGCCTGTGTTTGATTCCAGTCAAGTTCTATAAGAGCATGGCAGAAAGCTTTCTGCTTTGGGTTTAATTTATCTGGTTCATTTTTCTTAGGCACTGTTCGTCTCCACACTTTAATAATAATCCTGAAGTAAAATTATTTCAAGATCAGGCCGGAATCTGGAAATCCCATAAACTTAGTTTTCCTTTTACATTCAAAATAGGATCATCAAATAAAATAGGATCTTTTAAAACCCAGTGCCAAAAATCATATTCAGCCCAAATTGATTTACTATCACGAATACAATCAACAATTTCTACATATCCAATAATAGCGGAAGTCTCAAGACCATCATAACTAAAATTATTTTCCTTCATGTCAAACAATTGATCATCAGAAAAAACAATATCTCCAACTTCACTTTTAGCAGGAGCATGGATATAAATCCTACCTCGGAATTTAGTTCTCCAGGAACGATTCTCAATTGGTTTTACTCCGGCGCAAATTAAAGTCGCGTATGGCTGGCGTACTGATATTGTTTTCATTTTATGGCCTCTGGATTTTTTAACGGCTTCATATTTTTACAAATAGGATTTTCAAATTCAAGCTTTAATTCTTTTTCATAAAAATGGCTTGATTGACCTGTTCCTACTTCACCTTCAAAGCATACAAATAAACACCTTCCATCATAAGCCTCATGGTCTGCTTCTATTTTTCCTATTAATCCTGTGAATAAAACACCAAAAGAATTATTCCACTTATGAGACTTCCTCATTTTTCTAACTTTTACAAAATCACCTATCTTCATCAAATCACCTCATCTTTTCTGGTTTCATAATCTTCACACTCATTCCATTCTTCGGATAATTTTCGATAATGCAATGTACCGGTAAAAGTATCATATTCCACATCGATTTTATTTTCTCCAGGAATTTTAGCGGAGACGTAACGCTCATCGAATAAATCATCAATGGTTTCATGTTCATCGTCTAAATAATCTTCAATGACAGTTGTAATATCACCTCTGTCATGCTGCAACTTATCAGCTAATTTTTTCAGGAATTCTTCAGGATTTAATTTGCTCATAATCTTTCGCTCATATTAAACGTTACCATAATTGCACCATCAAGATCGATTCTACATTTTTTAATTCGTTTCTGTTCTGCAACTAATTCTTTTTCATTTTCACAATCTATTGTTAATGGCAAAACGTCCGGTGATAAGTTTTTATGATACCTAACAATCTGTTGACCTTCAAATGTTCTCATTTCATACCTCTCTAATAATAAAATTACTGACCGCCTCCAGTGATGAAGACGGCTGTAAGATGATTATTATAATAAATGCTGGATATTTTCGGAAACTGCTCTTTCTCTCCATTGTGTAGCCATGGCTATTTTATAGTTTAAATCACAATCAGATTTACACCAGCTTCTATATTCTCTAATTATGTTCTTTTCAATATCATTTAAATTATTATAAGTTTTTGTCATCTCATCACCTCTTAATTTCAATCTATCTCTAATCTAATACATCTATTAAAGTATGTCAAGAAGATAATATACAAATAATATAAATGTTTTAGCGTGAAGTTTGGAATGTTAAACTTTCAAATATAAATTTTCTCTAAACAATTTTTGTAAATCTTCTTTCTCTTCTTCTAGCGATTCTATGAGATAGTAATAATCCTTATTTACGTCTTCTGATATTGCATATAGAATCTTTTCTTTTTCTTTTTTGATATAAAAATCATAAGGCTTGTATGTCAGCCTATCTATCATGACTGTGGATTTATATTTCATTTTCAAAACGATATCCATTAAATGGCCTTTTTCTAATTCCTCAATTTCTTCTGGAAACCATTTAAAGCCATTGATTATTATTCTATTATTTTTCTTGAAAATCAATTTCTTTACGTATTTTATTCTGTCATGAATGTTGTTTTGATAAGAGTCTGATAAAAATGAATTACAAGATCTACAGGACGGTATAAGCAAATAATCTCCATAATACAGACCATACATCTTTTCGGTAGTAGCTAGAGCTGGATAATGATCAATAACATCTTGAACTTCTCCGCAGTAAAAACAAGTATCATGATATCTTTTATCGTATGGAATAATTGTCTTGTACAAAAAGTTATATTTTGACACTAAATCAGATCTATTCATAAAAACTCCAATAAAAAAGCCTGTTAAAACATCGAGTTGGTACGAATAAAATAGTCCCAGATAAAACTAAATATTCTCTCAATGCCTTAACAGGCTTCATAATCTATATTGGATTATATCTGGTTGTTATCAGGTACCAACTGATAACAACATAATAACAGATATTCCAGATAATAGCAATAGCCTCATAATCGGCCTGTACTATCATCAACCATATAATTGACATCTTTTAGTATAAAATACGCTAGAGAAGCAATGTGAAGCTCTGAGAGTATAATTTAGCTCCATGTATCGGGTAATTTTCCATGATAAACTTATCTATGGCTTTTACCTTCTTGGATGACCGGCGCTGGCTCATTTTAACTTTCTCCATCTTTCTTTTAAGCTTTCAATCCATTCCAATAGATCTACATACCACCAATAAAAAGGGATCATGCCTAGCAAAAACTCTTTTTTAGTTTCTGCATCAGCTTGTCTTTCTTTTACGTCGAAATCAATGTAATAAGTAATTAAACAAGAAAGCAAAATAATCCCGAGTAATACGAGGAAAATTATCATTGCCACACTCAAAACCAAACCTCCTTAACAATAATTTCTTTAACGATAAGCCCTACTATTATCACTACGAATAAAATCATACAGATCATTGTCTGGATCTGAGTAGCTTCTTTTTTAGTCATTGGTTTATGATGCTTCCAGTTATGTATCTGTTTTTTCTGCCATTTTGATTTCATGTTGATTCCTCCGGTATGTTGGAGATTAGCAAGATAGCTTCACGAGCTTTATCGATTGATTGTTTCATTGGATAAGACAACCAATTATCTATTTCTGTAGATGAATAGCTCCTACCACCTTTCAGATATTCCCACGATTCCTTTACGTTTCCCAAAGCCTCAACAGCAATCTTTAGTTTGTTTTCAAGTTTTTCATAATCTTCTGTTTTATTATTTTCAAGAAACAACTGGTAATCTTCTGTTGATAGATTATGCAGATATTTACTTATATCTACATCTGGATTGTATGTGTATGTGATATGAGCTAATATTTTTATTTGTTCTTTAAGGGATTGATTTTCTTGTAGTATCACGTCGTCTATTTTGTTTTCAAGTTCTGCTATGTCAGACCTATGGATTATATCGTTATTCAAAATATCTTTTCTGTATTTGTTTTGGAGCTCTTTATAATCTGATTCTAGTTTTCTGACTTCTGATTCAATACACATCGGGTAATCAGTATCAATCAAACACGCTTCTATCTTCTCTCTCATCTTTCACCTCTCTTAAAATGTTCTATCGTCGTTTTCGAATGTTACTGCAGTATTCGTTTTTTTAGATTTCCCTATTTCGGATCTCTGCCTACAATTTTCTATAGCTGATTCACTATACCAGTTCATAATAAAATTAGGAGTAAGAGAACTTTTAAATCCTCCGATCCTTGTGGTGTTAAAATCATATGCTTTGCTGTAGTGTGTTACACATTTTTTGTAGTGCTCAAAATCTGTAGTAGATATAAAGTTCAATTGCGCTGTCTCTAAGCTGATGTTCAAATCTATCGGTATCGCTTCTTGAGGAATAGTTTCATTCCAGAAGTTTAGAAAACTTTTAAACTTTTCTTTAGGATCTTGGATGTACGGAGGGGGAGGAGAAAATTCTTTCTCGGTGGGGCTTTGTTCCACTGTATCTGTTTCTGCTTTTGTATTTGTATATGATTCTGAATTTGTTATGTTATGTAATGTATTTGTATATGGTAAATAGCCCTTAGAAGGGGCATCAATGGGGCATAGAAGGGGCATCAATGGGGCATACTTTAGGAAAGGTTTTCTTATTTCCATCAATATTTCATCTGATAATCCCTGAAATAACTCATTCCATGGATTATTTATTATATATTGCTCTTCTATATAATCCTTGCCTTGCCTTTTTTTTCTTGTGCCGTCAAATAGTGGTTTTCTTGGATCATATAAAAGAACAACAAGATTAGGGTTCTTTATTTTAGTTAATTCTTTCTTTACTCGCTCCATAGTTTTCCATGAACTATTTTCATTGTGTTTCAGCCAGTTGATTACACATATTTCTTGAGTCTCTAAGCTGTATGATATCTTTTTATCATCGTTAAATTTTTTAAGATGGATTAAAAACTCTTCAGCACTTATTGATAATTCAGTAGTAGCCTTTTTTAGAGGAAGTTCATATATCCCGCATTGGGTTGTTTTTTCATTTGTAATTATATATGCATAAATGAGTTTTTGAATCGGTGTGAGTTCTAGAACATAATCATCTGACCAAAATTCTTTCTGGAATGTTGTATAAGCCATATTAATCTATACCTCTGTATTTATATTTAAGATTGATCCTGCATCTTCACAGGCGTTCCAGTAGGTACTAAACTGATCTCCATTCAATCCGTTTAGTATTGCGTTTTCTATAATGTCTATAACATCTAAGTTGCACACAATGCCATTACTTGTACTTCTGTTTATTAAATCAGAACAAATGAAACCCATGTAAAATTGGTAGTCGAAAAAACACTTTTCCATCGTAGTTCTAGTTAAAAAAGCTATTCTTGAGATTGGTATATTTTTGTTTAGTTCTTCGTCTTCCATGGATTTGTGAATATTTTTATGGCATATGTCACAAACTGTTATTAGGGCAGTTTGTGGATAATCCCAAACATCTTTACTGTTTATGTAATAATTATGATGTACATTTAATTTCGATTCACCATCACCGCAACTAACACACTTAAACCCGTCTCTCTTCATTATTTCAAGTCGCTTTTTCTGCCATTTAGGATGAAGGTATTGTTCTTTGTAGTCCATTAATCTACCACCTGAATTTTCTTAGTATTGTTATGCGCTCCGGCACCTTTTAACGGAATACCATTATTTTCAAGATATTTAAGCATAGTAGGAATTGAGATACCTAAAATCTTAGATGCTTCATCATTACTATTTTCTTTGTAGATTTTTTCTAATTCTTCTTTTGTTATGACCACCGTAAAACTCCTTTATTAAAGTGTTGACTTTATCTTAATATCAATATAATATTTAGTCAAGTACAAATAAAAGAGAGGATTAAATGAAAAAACGCATGACTATTGAAATATCTAAAAAAATGAATCAACACATGGATAATATTATATCTTCAGGTGAATGTAGCACTAAAGTTGGAATTATCAGAAATGCTTTAGCGCTTTATGTTTATGCAATGAAGGAATCAGATAAAGGTCACACTCTGGCTATAACTAAAAATGGAAAAATTATTAAAGATATTGTATTAAGCAAATAAAAGAGAGGATTAAATGAGAGGATTAATAATTTTAGTTTACTGTTTTGCATACATTATTATTGGAATGATTTTTTATGTATGCTTGTTAAAATTCAATTCGACTAGAAGGGAAGAAAATAGAATGCCAGAAGCGGCATTTGTACCAATGGTAATATTTTGGCCTATGGTTGCCCCTATATTTTTAATTATTTATTGCATATTTAAACTGTGGAAAATAATTTCACCGATATTATTTAAGATTATGAGATATAAAAGAGAGGATTAAATGAGTAAAAAATGTGAATGGAAAGATGGAAAGTTTGACCCGTGTAAAAAGTTTGATGGCAGATTTTTGGAAAGAGATCTTCCTGACAATAAAGACAATCCTAATTATTGTCTTTATTGCAAAGCTGATATTCGAAAACCAGAACCAGAACAGCCGATTATTAAAAAGAGTGGTGATACTTGGGTAGCTAGATCATTTAATACAGATTTGTTTTGTATAGACCCAAATAGCAAAGATCCAGAAAAACAGATTAGTAGTGTAGATGGAGAATTAACCTACAATAGAGGTGTTTGGCGTGAAATATCCGAAATCGAAATAACTGATGAGATTGCTAAATTAAGGCCAATGGTTATAGTCTACAATAACTATAAGTGGAAATTATACGGGGTAGATAGCAATACTGCCGTTTTTCAAGGTGAGTCATCTGATATTTATGTGAAATCTATTCGTCTCGCCACAATATCCGACTTGGAGGATTAAATGAAAAACCCAGCAATAATAAAAATAAAGAAAAATCAGCCGAAACCTAAAAAGCGCATAGATAACTATATGTTAGGAATTCCGACTCGAATAAATTGTGATTTTGTTCCGAAGTGGGTGGGATGATATGGGTGAAAAGTGTAAAATGTGTTATGGAGAAGATTATTTTCAGAAAGATCCAGATTGCAGGAATTGTCCCGTCTTCATAGATGGTGATTGTGAAGGATCGGAGCATAACCTTTGTGTAGTCAGATCAGTTTGCCCTAAATGCAACGGAACAGGCAAAGAGCCAAAGAAACGTAAAGAAGTTATTTCAAAAACCAACAAAGTAGTGGGTGCTTATATCCATGGATTCGAAGCAGGCAAAGAGCCAGAAATAATATCAAAATCAGTACAGAAAAGACTTGATGTACAGCAGTCTACCAGTGATGAGATAATTCATGATAGAGTTAATTATGGTGATGATGGGGTGGAGCTATCGCAAGATGAAATAACAAGCTTGATTATGGAGCCAGAAGAGAAAAAGGATGAGATAAGAGAGGCTTTTGAAAAGGAAAAGGTAACCTTCACGACTATTGACCACTCGAAAAATCATCCAAGCTATAGAGAAGGGTATTTTTCAGGTTATAAATCAGCCACCCAAAAAGCACAATCAGAGATTTCAGTATTTAAATACCAACTTGAAGGATTTAAAGATCAATACAACATAAACCATGATCAACTATCCCGCATCGAAGAACTAGAAAAACAGATAGAAATCTTTGTAAAATACTGTGAGGATGAATACGCTCTCGGTGTATCAGAAATATATGAAGAGTGGAAGAATAAATGAAAACATCACAATTCATGACCGCCACTGACATAATCGATTCTCGCGCCTCCTGTCTATCTCTACGCTCTGAGGATGACGTAGATAAAACCCCGTTATGGCTTAAGGAAGTTTTCAGGCGGTTAAAACTAAAAAATGATTACATTAAAAACTCATCTTCCGAATTACAACCTATGATTAAAAAATGTCCTGATTGCGATAAACAGAAATCTTTTCCAGATCAGTTGATATCACCTGAAAAAAATCCCGTAATAATCCGGTGCTCAGATTGTCAAGAAATATTTGACACCTCAGAATCAGAAAAACGCATCATAGAACATAAAAAAACTGAAGAAATGAAAATACAGGTAGAAGCATCTGATAGAGAACGATTATTTTTCCAGACATTACCGAAAAGTATAATATCTGAAATTAAACCTATAGATATCAGTGATTATGGCGGTTACGGATACTGGGCGAAATTATCTTTAAAAGATATCGACCGGATAGGTTATAGCATTTTACTTTCATTTTTCATGTCCGGTATGGATAAAATTGAATTGATATCTCACGTTGATTTAATGAATAAAATAAGATCAGCTGAAAAAGATATTGACGGTATAATTGATTTCTATAAATCCAGGGAATTGTTAATTATTACAGATTTTAACGGTAATTTAGGAACTGATTATATAAAGTTGCAGATTAAAAATATTATTTTGAATAGATCGTTTGCTAAGGCTAAAACATTTGTATTGATTGATAAAAAAGATATGGGAACAGAGAAAAAAGGGACTACGGAAACGAATTTTTTTGATAGGATTAAAGAAGGGGAATTAAAGTGAAAGATTATTATATTTATGTTAAAACAGGAAGAGGTCATGATTTTAGAACTGGAATAGTAAAATCATGTAATCTAGAAAAAGCCTATAATTTAGCTCTAAAATCAAAAACCCCAACGCCTGCACAATTTAAATCAATCACCGCATTTTATGTTGCTTCAGATGGACGTAGATGTCATGGATATGATGAAGATGATTATCAACATTCTGTTAACGTCCATTCTTCTCACGAGAGATGGTTAAAGGAATACGAAGAAGCGAATCGTATTATCGAGTCGGAGCAACCATGACAATAGACCAATTTCAAGAAAAAATAACAGTCAGCTATAAACAAAATAATCTTGCTGCAAACGATGTTTTCCGAGACGATGTAAATTCATTCTGTGATAAATTAAAATATAATGCCGATTGCCAGGGAATCTATGACCATATAAAAAAGACTCATAAATCATGGGATAAACCACCTATGATGAATCTATTCTGGGAAGGTGCGGAAAAATCCGGTTTAATCAGAACTCATCATGAAAAATTTCGCGGTTGGTGGGAATGCAGGGACTGTAATACAAAATATTCATTCTGTTCTAAAGCTTGTCCGGCTTGTGGATCAACTTCAGGAACTGTCATAAATTGGGATTCTCCCGATAGTTTCCCGTCTGATATAAAAATGGTTCAGGAACATTGTTTTGAATGCAGTTTATATAAACCGGATAAAAGAGGTGACGGAGTTCGTGTATATGGTCCATCGTGCGGAGACTATGGAAAATATTATTTAAAGACTGTTGATAATATGTGTAAGGACTGTGTATGCCGTAAGTGCTGTGTATTATCTGCTCGTGAAAAGCATGATGAGAACTATGAAGATGATTTGAGAAATGGAAGGATTAAGGAGGATTGGTTATTATGAGTGAGAAATTGAAACCGTGCCCGTTTTGTGGAGAATTACCAGAATTAAATATGATGAATATTTATGGGAAAACAGGATCAAGTGTAAAATATTCGTATACATGTTCTAACTGTGGGTTATTGATGATTGAATGGGATAAAGAAAAACTTATCAAGACATGGAATACACGATGCGAATACGAAACAGTAAAACAATGGATAAACGTAAAAGACAAACTGCCTGAAGATATGGGAAGATACTCAGTCTATGGGAATTGTACAAATGATGGGAAAATGGAAGATATAGCTTATTTCGTAACAAGTATTGGTAACAGTGGATATTTCCAGAAAGCTAATCAACCAACTCACTGGAAGCCATTATCAAAACCACCGGAACCATCATGAGAATCGAAATACTAAAAAGCCATGGTAAACATATAAAAGGTCAGATCCGTAATCTTTCCGTATTTATGGCTAAGAATCTAATACATTTAGGCATTGCAAAGAAATCGTATAAATAAAAAAATCCCTGTTTAATGCAGGGATTTTTAATTTAAAAGACATTGATCGTTACTGGCTGATTATCAGCTCCTTTACAGATCTTACACCGTGTTTCAGTTGGATTTATTTCCGTACATCCATCACAGTGCCGTATTTTCTTTTCCTCTTCAGTCATTTCCTTTTTATCCGGCCTATTTTCTTTACTATCAAACATGCTCATTTGCCGGATATTAACTTTTTCACCTTTCGCGATTTTAATAAAATCTTCTCTGAATGGAATAATTTTAAATCCTTTTTTGATATCTTTCTCATTTGATTTCATACCGGAAATAGTCCCGCTTACGATTTTCTTAATCGGTCTATGATCTTCCATTTCCGGTTTACTGTCTCCGAGTAGAACAGCCGGTAGATGATTTATACAGACAAATTTATTACCAGCTTTTATAGACGTTTCACACCCGCATGCTTTCATTTCACTGGTTTTCTCGAAATATTCTCTGTCATATTCTTCATATCCGCATTGACCTGTTTTTGATGTTAATTTGTATTTCATGAAATAACCTCGTAAATATGTTTTAAAGCTTCTTCTTTGGCTTCTTCGATTGAATCCCAATTATCCAACCCTTTCACAAAATCTTTATATCCAGAAGAATAGAATCTTATTTCAATGTCCCATGCATCAATTATTGTAACAGGATATTTATTATCATTAAGGTGTTTTTTATTAATGCCCTCAATAGCTGATTGCAAAAAATCAGGATATAAAATTCTGTTTAGAATAAATGCACTGATCGGATATTCCATATTATTATGAACACTTTTTATAGATCTTCCGCAATCACATAATTCAAATCTTTCTGAATCTTCAACAGCTCTTTTAACTAATTCTATATTGTTCATTTAACACCTCAAAACTTCAATTCTAAAACGTTTTTCTATTTCAACTGCAGCCTCTTCGATCTCTGTAACAGCCTTTTTTACTTTAATTGTAATTTCATCGACCTCTTCTGCTTCATCTACTGACAGCTTCAGGAATCCTTTCAGAGCCTGATAAACAGTCCCGTACGATCGCTTATCCTGACCGTCTTTAAGTTCTCCGGTTTTCCTACCGTCTTTTGTAACTTCAACAGATGTTTTCTCTATTAAAGAAAATCCATTGGCTTCTTTTTCTATTGAATACTTTTCATTCAGTTTCATTTAATACCTCTCTTTAATTTATTATATATGTGAAAATATAATAATACAAGATATTACTATTGATATTTAATAATATAAGTTATATTATTAAATAATATTAGGAGAAATCATGCCAGAAGATAAAACAATACAGATAAAATGTAGTAAAGAGTTTAAAAATAAAGTTGAAGAGGCTGCAAAAAAAGATCATAGATCTGTTTCTAACTATGGATTTATTGCTATTCAAAATAAAATGAATATGGATGAATTTAAAGGATCAAAATCTTGTAGTAATTGCGGGAATTTAATTGACGGGAATTGCGGAAAATATTCATGTGGTGGTAGTTTCCATTTATGGGTTCCTAGAAATCAAGAGGGATAAATAATGGAACTTAAAAACGAATATATGGGTGAAATGATTAATGAATGGAAAGATTCAGATTTTGGTGAATATATAATTACCGGACTTGTTGCAGGGGAAAATACCCCACTAACAAGGCTTGGAAAACTTGTTCAAATAAGATTAGAGGCTGGTGATTTTGGTAGTGATTGTGTTCTTGTCAGGCAATCTGATTGTACATTAAGGCCACATGAGAATCAATGTTTTTATAGAATACCTAAAGAGTATTATTCTGAAATTGAAGAGTTTTTTAAAGATGTATTGAAAGGAGATCATCACGATAGGACTGATACGGAATATACTCTTCAGGGAGAATTTCCTGAAACTGGATTTATAATACCATCTAAGGTAAAAGATGGTGAGTCAACTCCTATGCGGGATATAAAAAATAAAATATACAGACGTATTCA